ATACATACGAAAGCACCGGGTTTCATTCGTTTGCGATGAGCATGAGCACATAACCACATAGAAGCATTAAATTCATTATAACTACTAAGATTACTGAGGTCCTCTTGTTGATCACTGTACTTCTCCAAATTAAAATAGGGAGGACAGGTGATAGCACAGTCAAATAAGCCATCAATAGCAAGGAAACGACCATCTCCTTTGACATAGGTTACCCCTTTGAGTTTTAGTCTTTTGAGAAGGGTTTCATTTTCTTCAATTTGTTTAGAGCGGATTTCAAATCCAGTGTATTTGTGGCCCATAATACTAGAGACAAGACCGCGAGGGGGACCCCCAGCAAAAGCATCCAGAATATGAGATCCAATGTTTCCTGCATATCTGACAATGATCATCTCCATGAGTGGGGCTGGGAACACACTGTGAGTGCCTGTGTAGATGCTTTGGTGATCTTTTCTGAAAGACTGATCACGGGCACCACTATGGCCAGTTTCATCTGTCAACCTGCGCCAATCACGAACCCGACGTTTGATGATTTCGTCAGTATTCCATACTGTGGTTGTTGTAGCAAACCAATCTTTCCCTTGAGCCGGGCGCACATATGCTTGTTGTGGTGTTATCAGAAGTGGTTTTGAAGTAATTAGTGTTTTGCCACTATTTTTGTCAAATCTTTTGAACAGCATTTTATACCAACTTTCGTCGAATGTTATGGACAAAAGTTGATACTGTTGATTGGGAAATTCCAAATTGTTTTGCAAGGCTACCTTGTGTTTTACCTAAGTTATATAATTTTCGTATTTCAATAACATCTTGGGATACTTCATAATTTGAAAAATCAGCTATAGTTTTCCAAAGCATATCAGTTATCCCAGTCATTAAAATAGCGACGCGAGGGAGGTGGCGGCAATCGGAAGGGCGGCATGCCGGGTGCTTCTCTTCTCACGTATGGGTCTCCCCATTTTGGACCCCCACAATCTCCATAGTAAATACATGGCACGTATTGAGGGCCATAGGGACGAGGGCGTGGTTCATAATCCCGACGATCCCTGCTCCACATTGGCGGTCCGGGGTATTGTGCTGTTGCAGGTACAGTGAAAATCACTAGCGTTGCTAGAGCTAGAGCATAACATTTCATGTAGTTTCCTTTTCTGATTAATACGCAAGTAGGGAGATTGGCAGTGACGGACGAGGTAACTTACCAATCTCCCTCTCATTGACCCCTCGGGGAAAGGGCCAATTCAGTTTAAGCCCTAAAAGGAGCGTGAAGTTCCTTCATTCTGGCTCTGTAGTTCTGTAACTGTTTTTGATAGTTAGAGTCAGCAAGCATGGATTGACGATCTTGTTGACGCTGTTTTTGCCAAAGTTCGATGCGTTTTGTGTTGCCATCATACCAGACTTTGGCAGCCTCTAGCCACTCAGAATATGACTGCATGAACAGTTGTGGCGAATCTTCATCTTTTGAGAAACGCTCAACCATGCTTTCGATGGATTTCCAGTCCGGTTCAGAGCTGCCATAGCCCTTTAGAGGGCCATAGCAAAGTCTTTCCATTATCTCGTATGGAACACCTCGCATGCAGCCATAGGCAAGGTGGCTGTTACGGGCGTCTTGTTTTAGCTCAATGCGATGCCATCGGTGTGACCAAAAGTTATTTTCGGCATAGGATTGAGAAAGCACTGCTTTTTCTGTAAGTAATGCTTTTTGACGTTGCCGGGCAAATTTGGCTCGTGCTTTCCATTTTTCCTCCTGTCGCCTGATGTACGTCATTTCGGCAGCAAGAATGAACACTTTGACTTTCAGATGTGATCTCATGTTTTGTTCCTAGAGGTTGGGGTTATATGAACTATTCTTAGGCCTCTAGGAGGCCCTCTTGGTAATCTACCAGAAGTGGATCATGACTTATCTCTTTGCCTTGCGGTTCATAGAACCGGGTTGACGGTACGCTGCTGGATTATTTCCGTGTGGAAGTGATTTCAGTGTGTTGGAATGAGCAATCTTTCGCTCATTTAGTACTCTTTGCTTTCGTCGCAGTATCTTGCCCATTGTATTTCCTGTTGTGACGCTCGGTGGGGGAATTGAACCCCCACCACATGGGGTTAGAAATCCTGTGGCCCACCGAGGCCGAGCTTATTGCTTTTTGGCTTCATCCTTTTCTTGAGAAGACCAATCCATGGTGGCTCCAGTAGCAGCGTAGTCAGCACGTTTTTGGCTCATTTTTCCCATGGTGGCACTCAAGTTTCTTGTTGAAGAGTTCACACTCTGTCCACCAGCACTGCCATAACTGGTAGCTTGCATAGCGTTGTCGAAGTTGGCACCGAGGAAAATCACCTGCCAATCTTTGGCACGACAGTTATCCAAGAGTGCTTTAGCTTGAGGTACACTCAATTCTTTGCTGTCATTCTCCGCACCATCTGTCATGATGATAAGGGCCAATTTGTCGTATTTCCCAGCTTCTGCCAATTGCACAATCTTTGCAGTTGCATCATTAAGCGGGGTCATGCCACGAGGCTCGGCATCTTTGTTACTTACAGGCTGCCATGTTTCTGGGGTGATCCGATCACGGATGATTTCAAATCGGAGCCCATTAACCCCATCAAAGGTAGCAAGAGTGACGCCAGTATCCACTTTTTTATCTGCTAGATCTTTGACGTAGGTATTGATGGCTCCAAGAGCTTCATCCCATTGGCTCGCCATAGAGCCAGATCGGTCAAGTAGAATAAAATCGTGTTGTAGCATGTTACTTCACTTTCTTTTTTACTGGTGTTGCTTTTGAGGTGGCTCTTTTACCAAGTTCATTTTTGTGTGTCAGCTTGATAATATGACCTTCCTTCTCCATCTTATGTCCGTTAGCAACACAGCGGGCCAAGATGTTATAATAGGTACCTCCCAGCTTAAGTTTGATTTCAGTTGCGGTGGCTCCTTGTTCAAATAAGGCTAAAGCTTTGGAGTTTTTGCTTCCTTCCATACAGCCCCATTTATCAAGGATAACGTCCTCGTCATTATGCAGTGGATGGACTCTATTAGGGGCTGATTTTTGAGGCTTCTTACGTTCTGGGCTTGGAACTTGTTTAGCAAATTTCTTACTTTTCTTTCTACTTTTTGGTTTTTCCTTCAGAATCTTTACTGGGGATGGTTCTTCAATTTCAGCTTCAACTTCTTCAGTTTCAGCCTCAACTTCTTCATCCTCAGTTTCAGGTTCATCATCTTCATGAACTTCACCCGTTTCAGGATCAATATTTTCTTCGTTATCATCAGGACCTTCTGGGTCATCCTCACCTGTGGTGGGATCAAGATCATCGAAGTCAACTATTTCTTCATTTTTTGAATTGTGGGCTTCAACTGCTGCATTTACCCAAAAGGCAGTTTCATCTGTCAGAGCGTCGAAGTCGTCATCAGTCAGCTTAGCTACAGCATTCAGGATGGACTTTAGATAGTCCTGTCGATTGGCATATTTTTGACGTGCCTTGTAGCCGGTAGCTTCTATTAGCTCACGTTCAATGTCGTGCATTTTGCCCTCAAGAATTAGGAGTTAGCGAAGTAGCTTCGCAATTCACCAACGGGGTCAGACATTGACAAAGAAAAGCGCCTTTTCAAGCGCATATTGTGATTTTCTCTCTGAGACATTGTCCTAGTTGGTCTATCCAACTTGAGCCTAACTCTGCCTGTCGTCAAGGCCCGTAGAACTGTTTTTAGCTCATCGGGCAGTTCATCAAGGAGCAATGCTAGATGCCCATAATTTGGGGTGCCCTCTAGGTGCAAGGCATCAACTATGTCATCAAGACATATATTCTGATCGATGACGGATTTTTCTTTCAATCTGGCCTTGTCAATGAACATTCTATTCAGTGAAGTTCTATACAAGGCAAAAAAATGCCGCATGTCATTTACAATAGGATATTTCTTTTCAAGGGTAAAAAATAACACCCTCGCATCTTGCATTATGTCACTGAATTCTTCTATTCTGTCAAAACGCCAGAGGTTTTTTCGAACCTGCTTTATGGTCCAATATTCAACCTGTTTTGACCAGATGGGATGCCACGATAATTGAGCACGCTCTTTCATGTGATGCCCCTTTGATAAGGTATGGGGCAGTGAAATTGTCAAAGAGGTAGCACAGAAGTCAATACCACTAGGGCTTGCGTGATAGCCGCCTCAAGAGAGCGTTATTTCGTGTCATGGTATTGGCTAAGGTATTTGCTCTGTTTAAAACGCTCTGTGCGAGCGCAGACAATCTACCTCTGCCCCACCAACCTTGGAACAATTTAGTTCCAAGGTGGTCCAAATCTTCAGTTTCTAACTCACTGGGATCATCATAACCATCGGGTAAGTTAGCCACTTTGGCACCCAGCCACTCAGCTAGATCATTGGCAGGTTTTTCTGCTCCATGATCGAACAGAATCCATGTCTCATTAAAGTTTTTCTTAAGCGCTCGTAGTAGTGCTATTTGACTGATTGTACAGGATGTTCCAAAGGTGCAGGTAGCCCTGAAGAATATAGGATTGTAGCCTTTATGAGTGAAATTATGATTGTCTATTCTGATAGCATCAAAAGGGCCTTCAGTGATAATTAAGCGATCACCCCCATCCTTTAATTCATCGAAGTTGAATATGAAAGCTTTAACGTCTTCAGAGCTGGCAAGATAGCGTGGGGCATTCAATGGTTTGCCCAGAGCACGACTGGTCCAACCAATCAATTCGTCACTGTGTCTGACGGGGATGATGATTCTATCTTTGTATCTCCCCGTAAGGGAACAACGAAGATCGTAGTGTTCAATGACGTCTTGAGGATTTTCATATCCACGGGATTGAAGGTATTCAAAGAAGCGGCGTGTAATGCCCCGTACCTTGATGCGGTTGAAGTCTTTAAATTGCGGCCCTAATTGCTGACGCTTAGCTTGCTTGGCTATGTCTTCGTCATGCTTAATAACACCCCTATTGTCAGCTTCAAGAACAGCTAGTGCTGCTTCCAATGTATCAGGATCACTATGACTATATTGCTTGACTATGAAGCCAGCTTGGGGACTGGAACAGCCAAGGATGGCTTTTATAAGGGTACGTGGAGATTTCCCACGATGCTCGGCATCACGGTGACAACCCCATTTGGATGTTTGAAGGTTAATTCCTAAGTGTTCTGAAGGGTCATCTTCACCACACATTGGACATTGGATGGATAGTTCACCGCGTTTAGTATTAGGCCCTCGGGTGACGTAATGAATATTGTTTTCATCTAGGAACCTCTGCCAATCCATTTTGTTTTTCCCCCTTTTTCTTATAGTAGAATTTTAGTGCTGCTTTTATTATTCGGGCTTTGAACTCAGGATCTGTTTTATAGCGAAATCGCGTGTGCTCGGCGCGACAAGCTCTACACGCAGAGTATTTTTTACCTTTTGATTTGATCAAGATTGTGTTCTTGGTTGTGAAGACATGGCCTTTCTTACAACGGCGTTGTTTGCGTCGCATTTAAGATAATTTCCTTTGCCTTAGCCAACAAGAGTGGCCTCATATCACCACAAAGATGTGAATTTGCTGGATCAACTTGTTCAGCAAATTCATCTAGACAAGCTATTATTTCTTCCTTGGTGATAGGATATTCTACTGTATTTCTCATATTAGTGCCTTACCCCAAATCCAATTTTTCTTATTTCTGTTGTTTTGCCCTGATTGAATAGTTCAGCCAAGCTATAGCTGGGATCGGCCTTTTTGATAGGAGGGACCATCCCACCTGCTTTAGCAGCCGCTTGTGCCTCGGTATAGTTGAGCAATCTTGTATGCAGGACACCATAGCACCTGCCGGGCCGGATCAAGGCATCATCTATGTTCTGAAAATCCAAGATATTGGTGGTGAACACCATTTTCTTGTTGGGTATTTTGATCAGACCATCTGAAATATTTAAGAATCTAGACATCAGCCTATTTCCATCTCGTTCCCGAGAAGTCAACACGGTATCGGCATCTTCAACAATCATGATGTCGCCGCCAAGTATATCCTCTGCTGGTACTTTTTCACCATATGGTGTTGGTATGTTATCCCTATCTCCAAACAGAAAGGACTGAAATGGGCTATCGCGTTCCATCAAACGCTCATCGTAAATAATATGAGCGCTGAGTTTGTACTTTGTAATCAGATGCCGCAGCAGCGTCGTTTTGCCGGTTCCCGGTGGACCTGTTATTAAAAGCACGGACTCATTTGAATGCATGTAATCTTCAAGATATTGTTCAGGATCTTCTAGACCTGGGTAATACTCCTTTAATATTTTATCTCCCATGGAAGGTAAATAAAACTCACGGGTATCCTCACCGTGCTTGCCAATAAACCACCATTTGATGACTGGCATATGGTTTCGAGAAAAGTCTTCACTGATTTGCTGCAGGAGATGATCAAGAGCATCAGCTTGTGCTGTAATATCTATTCTGTATTTACAAACGTCCCCGTGATCCTCAATATAGGCCCAAATCAGAACTGGTGATCTTTTTAAATGTCCAGTTATAACGATTGTGCGGTTATCAAGAGGCATTGTTATCCTAGCTTCGGTGAGATAGGATTTAAGCTTGAGTATCACGCTTCGTTTTGAGTTTATTTGAATGCTCAATGCCACTTCATACTTGCCAAAGAAAAAATCTCCTTCATTCTCAGCAAGAAATCGCTGACTGACTTGCTGCCACAAGCTCGCATCTTGGACACTAATTTGTTGCATTTCGTATATATTTTTCATAGTTTTTGTACGCCCTTCAAAAGTTGATCCAGCAATTTCTTGCCTTGCATGTTTGCATAGAAGATACGTTCATCCACGGTACCTTCCATGAATGGGTCTATGATCCAGACCGGCTTGGTTTGCCCCGCACGGTAGATCCTTTTTTCGCCCTGTTGGCGGTTGATAGGTGAATCTGGTTCTTCAAAAAAGAACATATAATTCGCGTGTTGTAGGTTGAGGGAGGTGGAACCAGATTGGTCGTTAAGAACCAAGACGCGGCAGTTGTCATCGTCCCTAAACCGCTTGAGTTCACCAAGTACGTCTTTCTGCCCAGACCAGATTCGAGCATGTCGGATTTTTCGGGCCTTAAGGCGCTCGCTGATAAGGTGATTAGTGTGAACAAAATGATGGAAAACGACCATCTTACTCTCTTGGCCCATGGCATCAATGTATTCCTCCAGTAGGTCCAGTTTGGGGTTAGTGTCAAATGATACTTTGATCTTGGCGTCATTTTGGCCGTCTACGGTCATAAAGCCAGATGCCAATTGTCTTAGCTGCATATAACTGACTTCTGCTGCTCGGGTGCCGCCTGCCTTCAAGGCAGCTATGAACTCCTCAGCTGCTTTGCTGACATACCCCTCTATGGCTGTAGGAAGTGGCACTTTCCGTTTGATATACCGCTTAGCGGGTAGATCATGCATCTCACTGGCAGCATAGTGAATGGAACTGTGTTTGATCACTTTATTAAGGAGTGGCATTTTTTTCTTATCAAAAACGTATTCGTCAAATTTGGTAAAGTAATTTCGCTTCTTGATAAAAAATGCTTCTTGGAATAGGCCTTTGGTTTCTCCTAACGTCTCGCCAAAATCAATCAAGTGAAACTGCGCCCAGATATCACCTACATCCTTGCCAAAAGGTGTGCCTGATAGGCCCATCCCGTATTCACAGCCCGCACTGACGGTTTGGCACATACGATAGGTGAGTGTTCTCAAATCTGAGCATTTGTGAATTTCATCCACCACGAAGGTATCAAAACCTTCAAAGACTTTTCGGGTGTTTGCTGGGTCTATTGTCCATCCTTTTCTCTTAGGATGATCCTCTGCCAACATAGCCACAGCGCTTTGGTAGGCAATCACATAGACATCACCATCCCGCTCTTCAAGCATGCGTAAATTCTGGATAGTAGTGCCAAGCAACGGCACCAGCTTCAAAGCGGGCGTATGCTTCTTACATTCTTCTATCCACGTATCCACGGCTGATATGTAGGGTACAAAGACAATGGCTAGGGGCTTCTCACCCATCATCTTGCGTCTGAGGATGGAAAATAGAACAATCAGTGTCTTGCCTCCACCCATATCTATATGGAGCATGAATCGCTTTAATTCAGTGACGAGCAAGAAACATACGAGCTGGTGTAGCCATAAATTATTAAAACCCGGTAGAAGTTTCACTTCTATCGAAAATTCTTTAAGTAAAATAGGTCGTCTAAGCTCCTTGAGCCAATCATGACTATCCATTTGACGTTCAAGGAACTGTTTTACAACTTTCTTGTTAATCATCAGTTGGGTCTAAGAATTTTCTTGGCGGTAGGCCCTAGCTGACCATTCTGATGGGCCTGTTTGACTATCTCATAGAAGTCAATCGGGGGCATGGGGAACATGCCTGCGTCTTGTATCCTGATTTGGCCTTCGTCCTCAAACATGCAAATGACAATGCATGCCGTGGCGTGCAGTTTTCGAGTCAGCTGTTTGGCTTCCTTAGTCATTTTAACTAAGAGCTCAGCTTTGTCGCGTGCTGTCAGCTTTGGCAGCTTTTCGATGATTAGTTTATCCGGATCATCAGTCATTGTAGTCTCCTTGAAGAATACGAATCATCCTGAGGCGAAGTTCTCTTTTTTCTGAGAACTTATGTGCCATCCATCTAAACATAGGTGGAAGGTCCTCCCATGTAGAGCCTGCATACTGTTCAAGACGACCGTCTGCATCAATCAACAGAAGTGCTAATGCAAACTTTTGAGCAGGAACGTCTGTATCAGCTTCTGCTAATTTGGCAGCGTCAATAGGATTTAGTGATCTTCGAATGTTCATCTTTCCTCACTTTAGCCAGTGCACGTTGCGCGGCTTTGATCTGTCCTTGCGTGTTCAAGCCCGCTATCCTGCGCTTGGCGCGCAGGATGCGCAACTCATGTAACCACCAATAGCGCAATTTGAAATATTCAGGTGTGCGCAGGGGTGGCCTAAGTCTGATCCTTTTTACCAAACTTTACCTCCCACAATACTCGACCAACACCTCCGTTGCCAATTGCATCCCGCAAATAAGAATACTTCAAACTTGATTGAGCCCATGATTTTCTAGCTTTAAGTTCTTTAACGCGTACAAATCCAGCAGCTTTCAGGCTGCCTCCAGTTTCATCTTGTTGAGTATAAGTTATTACTCTTTGATAACCCATGGCTTTACATGCACGCATTGAAGCCCCATACAACATGGAATTAACATTCTTAGTTCCATCTGTGCAAGTGCGATTTATTTCAGCAGTTAATCCATCATCAAAATGACGGGCAATTGGTCGTCCTACCATTGCTACCCCAACAAGCTTGTCATTATTTTCTACACTTATTGAGAATTTATGACCGCGTGGAGCCTTATTATGTCGATGCAATGCAGTGACAAAAGCACATGCTTTTCTGAATGTAATTGGGCGAATAACCAAACTCATTCTTCACTTTCACCATCACGGCCATCGACCTAATTTACGATCAAGTGCCAAGCCTTTAATGCTTCTATTATGTAAAGTTGAATGATTAATACCAAGCTCGCGAGACCATTCAGCTAATGTTTGAGTTCTCCCCTTGAAAGTTATTCTTACATTATTCCTCCTGTTGTTTTCTTGTTGTACCCGAGTAGCCCACCGGCAATTAGTCTTATAATAGCCTTTGTTATTATTCTTTCTGTCTAAGGAAGTGCCAATTGGGCTTGGCCCCATATCTTTATAAAAGATTTCAAAAACTGACCACTGCGCACAAACTTTAATTCCACGTGCACCATAATTTATGTAACCGCTACACTTTGGATTATAACAGCGTCTGTGCATGGCATACCAAGCCATATATTCTCGTCTTGAACCAGTTGGATAACGTTTGTTCCAAGGAACACACCCCTTTTTCCTTCCAACCTTATGTTTCGTCTTCTTCACCGTCTCTACCCCCTTTAGGGAGATTGGACCAGTAGTTAGCACCATTCATTAACACACTGTCAACCACAAATGTTCCCATCGCGTAATTTTGTGAGACAATCAAGGTGATTTTGTCTTCATCATTTCGGCCCCCTGCTACATGGAGACGTGCCAAACCCATTTTATGCTCGGCTACCGTCTGATTATAGGTGATGATGACATCGGCGTGGGCAATTTTGCTCCATGCCTCGGCCACATGGTCAGAACCTACATTTTTAGCTTTTTCAGAGAGGCGATTGCCTTGACTGACAACCGCCCCTGCCATATTGCGGGATACCAAGATACCTCGGATATCTTTATAGATTTCATCTATGGACAAACGGTAGTTGTTTTTGTCCACATTCATAAGATCAGGATAATCAACAATAAGTAAATCAGGAATAAAACGTTCATTAGACTCCAAATTATCCAGATAGGCTTCAAGTTTCCGAACAGTGAGATTACCAGTTGGGAACTGCTTGATAATAACATTATCGAGTAGACGAGGACCAAATTTGTCAATTTTCTTTTCCAGTCTTTTTCTTATATTCGGGTCATTCATAAATAGTTTGGGTTTTATCTCGATCTCATCTAACCCCACTAACCGACCTAGCTGGTCGCGTTCGAATTTAGTGACTATTTGCTTTTCGTTACGTTTAGACATGGCGAACAGCGCTTGCATGTAACGCTGTGCTGACCTATCCTCGGACATCTCGAGCGTGATATGCACGACCCGTAACCTGTGCAAGATGGCCATTTTGGCCAGTTGGATAAGCATCCATGTCTTACCACGCTTTGCAGCTGCAATGTACAACCACAGTTCTTTACGGGTGGGGCCGAACCCTCGTTTGTCCAACTCAGGTATGCCTGTGGGAAAACAGTGGGTACCTTGGTCTAAGAAATCCAATACCCGATCTCGATTTGATAGTCGGAGGCCGGGGTCAAACACAGATGCCACTTGATGGCGTGATGCACTAATTAGCTTTTCAGCTTCTTCAAGCGAATCATCAGTATCGCGTTGCAGTGCTTTAGCCAGATCAACAGCTATGGTACGCAATGATTGTCGCTTGATGAAATTTTCTAACTGCCCCATGACATATGGGGCATTAATGCTTTCAGATTGACTGTGAATACTTAGAAGTATGTCTTCATAAAGGCTGGCTTCACGAGGGTTCTTTTTGTTTTCAAGCTTGTCGGCCATCAGATCAGCAATGTGATCCTTGGGAGCTTTCTTATAACGATCTACGTACTCATAGATACGCGGGGCAATGACCTTGAACGGTCCTCCCCAAAATTCAAGTTCAATTAGGTTGCGTATAGTGGCGCAGTTAAGATCATCATAACAAAGGATTGTTATGAAGTTTTCTTGCAACGCCGAAAGAGAAACAGTCATTTATTTCCGATTGACCAAAGCATCAAATGCAGCTTGTCCATCAGCACTGGCTGCCCATTCATCAGACTCTTCTGATGTAGCATCAAACTCACCATTAATCACTCGCTGCCGCAAAGCCAATGCGGCGGGTGTTCCGGCTACAAAAAGATCAGCTGCCAATCGCATTTCAGGGAAAGCAAGAGGGGATAGAAAGTCATGGTAATAGCCGGTTGCAGCCTTGACTGCCATCTCAGACAAATCAGCCTTACGCAGTTCATTTGCTAGGATATCTGTGGTATGCATAAGATGCTCTTTCTGATGGCTAGCCACCAATCATATCCAAATGGCAGAATGCCAAAGAGGATAATTCCTGTAAGTGTAGTGCTTAAGATCATTATATACTCTTTTTCTTAAACATTTTAAGAATCATATGTCCCATGTTTGACTTCAGATAATCAGGGAAAGCATTGTCTACTATTTCATATATACGGGGCAGGTTATAGATCAATGCTCCAACGGATGGGGTGGCCCCTCGCTCCTTCAAATCATAAGCTATCAAACCAAATATCATTCTAAGAAAGCCTGTCTGGGTAATTTTGTTGCTATCCCATCCCTTGAAATACTTATTAAAGAAAATGATCAAACTGGGGAAGTTAGCTTCATAATGCTTGACAAGGGCTGGGGGTAGGCTGGAATAGGGCATGGGGCGGCTTATAGCGGCTGTCAGCGCTTCAAAAATGGTTTCAGGGGCCGTAGTAGCCCCATTTGAAACGTTGCTCACACGGCCCCCCAGCAAGGATATGGTTATAGCCTTAACTGCCTCCAAATCGGCACGGTTCAGGTTTGGTAGTGCGGCAAGGATTTCATCCTTATAGATGTTGGTTGTATCTAACTTGGGCATTGGTAGTCTTTCTTTTGAACTCCCTGTAGTAGGTTCTATAGGCATCAACACAAAGCTGACATCTACAGTTCTGACGTCGATAATATTGAGGAGTCCCATGAACCGAAGCATGAACTTCTTTATGATGTTCAATACAACGAAGTTCACATTTACTAAGCTCGTCAAAAACATTCTTAGAGGAGTAGCGCTTTCCTATTGTAAAAGACTTCGATTTTGAATCTTTATGATGAAATTGAAGTCTTTCGACGGAGCCACAAACAACACACTTCCCACCAAGCAATGCCATGAATTGCGTTTTGCGACGATAATAGTGACGTAATTGAGGGCTTTGTTCTTTCATCGTCGTCATAACCAGCTTGGCTATGGAGCCTCAATATCATTCAGATTCTGTCTTAACAGATCAACCGTGCGCCACTCTAGTATCTTGAGGCGGGCACGATGCAATCGCGTCTTGACAGTACCTGTTGGGATATTTAACAGTTTGGCAACTTCACCATAGGTTTGGTCAGGATGATCTCTGACATAGAGTAAAACTTCGTACTGTTTAGGAGAGCGGTATTTCAGGACCGTCAGATAAGGGGAGTCAGTTCCTTTCAGCACAAAGTATTTTTTGTTTCTATTCATGTTTCCCTCAAGTAGACTTCATCGATTAATTTCAAGTACTCGGCAATAGGTATCCACTTGGTGGGGACGGCAAAGCCGGGTAGCCACCATCCTTCCATGGAATCAAGATCAGGTACCAAGATAGACCATCCATCCCTGCTTCTGGCTATTCGGGCTACAATTCCTGGAAGTGTGGCATCTAGGGTAGCCCCCTGACTTCCATCCGCGGCGGCAATACCGCCAACAGCAAACAGGGGAAACATGGCACGTCGACTAAGCTTAGTCATCAGGGCAGCCTTTCAGGTTTTTGAGGACGACTTGGTGCATAATTTGGCGTACAAACTTGATCATGAGAGGCAATCTTAGGACTTTCTCAAATTTGAGCAGATGATGCAGGTAGATACGCTGTCTACCTGTTTCCATGGTAGCTAGATAGGCTCTGCTGATTCCTACCTTTTTAGCCAACTGGGCTTGTGTCATGCCCAGTTCTTCCCTTCGAGCAACGATTAATTTGCTCATCTTGATATAGATCGGTTCTACTTGACGACTCATCTGAGCCCTTTTCTGATTTGATGGATTTTGAGCATTGTCTCCCTGTGTGGCCCTGCCAATGCTTTAAGCAGGTCTTTAAGTTCATCCGTCAGTGGAATAAACTTCCAATGGCCCAAATCACGGTAACTTACCCCAATAGCTCTAGCCAAGAGGTAAGCTGGATGCTCATATCCAGTTTCTTGGCTTCCGGGGGGTTTAGGCAGGCCAAAGGTATTTCGTGCTGGCTCCCAGTATTGGCGAAATTCATCGTGGGTCATACTTTCCTCTTACGTTTGATTTGATAAATCTTGAGCATGGTCTCTCTGTGAGGGCCAGTAATGCCTAGAAGTATGATCTTTAACTCAGGGGTAAGATGGATAAGCTTCCAGTCCCCTGCATTGAGATAGTTGATCCCTAGCTTTTTACCTAACTTCATAGAGTGATCGAATCCATGCACGTCATCATCTTCACCCCTACTTGCAAGTGCTATCCTTGCTGGAAGCCAATATTGAGTAAATTCATCGTCTGTCATCTATGGAAGCTTCCTTTCAGCAGACAGTACAAGCTATAGTCGAGATCATTGTCTAATCCTGAAGGTGGTGAATGGGCATAGCTTTGCCTACGACAAGACAAAGCTAGTTCTGAAGTATGGAGCCAGAACACAGACAGTTTCAAGATAACCTACTTCCATAGAAGTAGGACAAGTAAGCCGGGATTGTGCTGTCGGCTTTTCTATCTTGATCATTCAATGCGGGAAAATCATACTTCCACCAAACTGTTAATGGAAGTAACTTCCTGAAGGTGTGCAGCGGTGCAGAGCCTTCTCCTGATCACGCCTCACGGCGGGACCTTAAGGTAGAAGTGGATGCCCTTCCACAGATTCACCCACGGTCTTGATCCCATGGAGTCGGCCCAAACGGAGGGCTGGCTATGGCCAGCTAACTTTGTTACCGAAGTGATCTGGACTCGGGGGCGGAGGTTGGGTTATTTAGACCCTAGCTGCCGCGAGCAGCGAATCTCAGATACTTGGTAGAAGCAAGTTTTCTGACGAAGCCGTTCAGCTTGTAACTGGGCGGCTTCACACTTCGTAGCCCTCTTCATTATTCTTGTCAAATTGGGTTATTTGATCTGAACGCAACCCTAAAGCTTCCTTGCTTTGTTTAAGGCAAAAAAAACCGAGGGCGGTTAAGCCCTCGGCTCTCTTAGTTGCTGCTGGTTTAAACAGTGATCCTCTCGTCACTTGGCTCGTCGATGTCACTCTCATTGTTGAACAGGGCCTGCAGGAACGCGTCATCATTCAGGCTGTTCTTGTCGACTTCGCCGGTATCAGCTGCCTTTAACACTTTGGCCGCATTGGCGCTGCTGACGTCGTCGTCCATGGCCGCCAGTGAATCCACGCAGTCATCAATGGCTGACTTTTCCTCGTCCGAGATCAGCTTGGCCTTGTGAAGTTCTGCCACTGTGCGGTGCTTGGTCTTGTCATAGCCGTTCTCTGCCGTCAGCTTGAACGAAAGATGGGGCATATGGCGGTCAATCACCCTTTTCAGAAGCTTTGACATGTGGTTCTCTTCCTGTTTTAGAGCTCCTCAGTTTGATCAAAAGTGAGCGCTCAAACCCACTTTTGCATATGGCGGGTGCCGCCATATTTCTATTGGCCATTAGGCCAAAACTTGAACCTATCAGCCTGCCCTAGCTGTATGAGCCTAACATGGGCAACGGTAGCGCCATGTGGCCCAGCCAATGCCCTAAGCATGCTTTGCCTAGCTGCATCACGGGGCCTGCTACCGCGCTTAATAGCCACATAAACAGCGCTGGCGGCATTGCTACGGCCTTGGTCATTATAAGTGTTATATCCCAAGCAGATTCTGAGAGCCGTAGCTGGGCCGCGCCTATAGCCGGGCCGGACCCACATTATAGTAACCATATCGGCGCGAATTGTTTTGTGTGTTTTTCTTTCGATAATAGCCATGGCTGGCATATTGAGCATCGCAGCTCTCCAGAGCGCGCGCCAATATTTTGGCTCGTGGGTCATTCTCATGAAAATTTCCTAAAAGAGGAAGGGTCTGCGGACCGGGAAAACAGGAGGAGAATCCTAAAAACCCGATCCGCACCCTTGCTAAGTCAGTCCTAGAGGATACTGACCGCAAACTGCATGGTGGTCACTCATTCAAAGCTTAGAGCAAAACAAATTTCGCTTCAACACTCTTCATGGCACTGTTTTGACAAAAGCTGATTGTTCCCCTACCACGGCATAAATCAGGTATTTGCCGCCACCAATAGTTTGTTTGGTCTTTGCTGAAGCTTCAGCCGCTACAAGCGTTGGCGCTTCATCCCTTGCATAGTGACCAACACCATCTTTTTTGACTACGGTAAAGTAGTCGGCATTTTCAGTGAACCATGCATCACGTTCTTGATACGTTTGGAAATCAGGTAGCAGTTTGGGTTTCATGGTTGAACCTTTTGACATCCAGGTTGGTCGTTTTCGTCAAAGACAAATTCATGTACTGCGTAAGGTGGCCCGTTCATCCAGCCTTCTAAAAATTGGATAGCGATGATGGTGCGGGTTCCAATATCAGTGACACGCCAAATATGATTGTCACAGATAAAATCTGTACCGATTACAAATTCTGAATGGTTCATGACAGAATCCTTTTCGCAACATAGAGAACCGGCCATAGCCCAAGTATCATGGCAATCCATGCCCAAGGGTCAGGGGAAAGGCCACTTAACATTCCCATTCCAATTAGAACCCATGAAGCAGCAAAAGATATTACTGCTACCAGATCCCATGGATGTTTTACGTTTTTGGCCATGATAGTTCTATCTCCTCATTGGTTGGTGGTGGAACTGGTTTAAGATTGAGAAGGTAGTCTTTGACCATCCTCTCACTTACTATTTGAGAGATGGACATTTTGCCAGCTCTGTTACGTTCGACGTTGATCTCTTGAAGATCAAAGTTTATCCATTGGGGCATATTTTCTCCTGAAAATTGGACAAATAAAAAAGGCCCTCGCAGGCATCACAGCTGCGAGGGCCAAGTCAAGCCGGGTGGGAGGAAACGAGTTCCCGACTTGTAACTTAAACTTTTGCTACTTTAAGAAAGTATCTTGTGATGGGGCGTTGGCCTTTACGTTGCTCCTTAACACGTTCGACCTTGGCACCATTTTCCTCGAGGGAGTTGAGAACGTTCAGTTGAACACTCCCAACTACAGCCTTTACTTCTTCCAGAGATGCACCGCTCTTACGAGCGTACATGGCTACAGCTTTGGATTTGGCACTTCCTTTACGAAATCCCCAAATATCCCGTTCTACCTTGCTTTCAGCCTTTGGCTTGGCAGCCTTTACCTTATTATGGGCTTTTGCTGCCCTTACTGTGGCTTTAGGTGCGTTTTTTGCCTTAGCTAGGGCTTTGGCAGTAGCCTTTTTCACGGGCTTACCAGTGGCCTTTACAGGGGCGTGGTCTTGACCATTATTTTTATCGCTGGCTTTGGTCCGAGCCGGGCGAGACTCAACTACGCTATCTGCTGCCATGAGCATAAACTCTGCTTTGTTATTGGCATCCCTTATTAAAAATTCAGGAATATCCAAAGGGTGTGTGATTTTTATCACTTAAACTTCCTTATAAGGGCTGTCAAGTGTTGTCAGATTATTTCACAAGATATAATCTTTGCTAAGGCAGGTAGAAGGTGGACTCACCTGCCTTAATAGTTTGGTTGTCAAGTCTAATCGTGGGGCCACAATCCATTTACGAGATGATAGGTTCCTATACCTATCAGGATAAAATCGAATACCCAATAAGGCATGATCCTTATGCCAAAAAGAATCTCCCCAAAGTAGTAGGAAGGGTCTGGCAAAAGAGCTATCAAGATGCATAGTGCCCCCACGATTAGTTCAGCCACTAGGCTTTCCTTTCAGGTCTTCATGACGAAGGCGTGCACCTTTGCCAAGGCTTCCGATCATTTCGGCTAGATTAGTGGTGATGTTGATGGTGATATCTTCAACCTCAATTTCAAGATAAGGTTTGCCGTCAGTACCATCGACAATTTTTATAGAGGCAACCCCGTGGATTTTAACCACCATTTCCTCCGAACTTGCGCTTAACTGCTGCGCGAGCTTCAGGGGTGATGGGGATGCTGTCCAAACCCAATGCTGCGTAGGTTGCAGCAAGGGTGCAGAGCTGGGGACGTTTGACCTTTTTGGTCCACCAATTGGCGGTGGTCCCAGCAGGCACGGAGCTCTTTTTCGAAAGATCCGAGTTGGACAGGCCTTGTTCACGTTTGATGCTCCACGCCAACCCAACAGCTGGGTCTTGATCGGTGAAGTAGTACCTCGAGTACTTGATAAAGCCACGCTTAGCCATTTAATCGATTCTCCTCAATTTGAAGCATGAGCGCTTCTCACTGCCCCTTGTAAGGGGCAGGACAGAAATGCTCTCATATTATATGACAGTCCACAAGCCCCGTTCTTTCAATTTCAGAACTTTCTCGGTTTTCAAGGCTTGGGTGTAGTACCCAATTCCCCCTTCAGATCCTCCTGCTTGTTTCATCAGGGTTCGGAGTTGGCTTGTGGGAAGATCAGTTCCTTTGGTAAATTGGCGCACCAGCTCGGTAAATTTCTCTTTGATGCCACGAGCTCCAGATGCTGGTTTGATGGTGCCTTTATCTACCACTGCATTGATCACGGGGCGTGGCACGTCCATCTTGACAACAAGACCGGCTGAAGCCCGGAGTAGCTTGGACAGGTTCTTGCCATCAACAAATACGTTTTGAATTACGAAAAGATCGTCACTCATGCCTTTTTCTCCTATTAATGAAGCATTAGTGCTTCAAGAAGCAAGTAACTTGTGTTACGTGTTTCTTGAAATACTAAGGAAGTGAGTATGAGTAGATTGAAATCTAAAAGATATCTTTTAAGTGATCATAAGGCGCATGCTAAAAGCCGTGACATTGAATTTTTCTTTACTTATGAAGAGTGGCTTGCTTGGTGGGTAGAACAATTGGGGCCTGAATGGAAAAGCTTGCGTGGCAGGAAACGTGGTCAATATGTGATGGCAAGATTTGGTGACAAAGGACCTTATTTAAAAGACAATGTTAAGTGTATTACACATGGGCAAAATGTTAAAGATGCTGCAAATAAAGGTGGTAAGGGAGTTGGACATAAATTGAATGCTCAACAAGTGAAATTGATATTTGCTTCTAAAGAAACTCAGCGTGTATTAGCTGTGAAATATGGAGTAAGTGAACGGTTAATTCGCCTGATAAAAAATAAACAGGTTTGGTTAACCGTTCTGCAGTCTTTACAATCAGATAACATTGGTATTACTTGAGGATATTACTTCCAACTTTGGAAGTGGCTCAGGCCTGTCACCTTGGTTTCGCCAATTTAACATTCTGATTTCGGTGTTGTGATAAGCGGCATTCGCTGCCTTGATCATTAAGGCAATGGTCGTTATCGGATCTTTACGTTTCACCTTATCGGAGCTGAAATACATCCTGAGCCTAAAGAACGGATCATTGATGGTCACACCAGCTGGATTTTCCAACGTGAATACCATTCGCTCTGCAAGCTCTGGTGATCGGTTGGTCAGAATGTAATAGAAAAATCCAACCAATGATGGGTTGGCTAATCCACGTAATTGCATCACGCGGCTTACAGCCCGTTCCATGCCGGGGTTGTTTATGTAAGCCATCTCAATGTCTGAGTTTTCAATACGGTTGATGGGAGCCTGATATTTTTCAAGCGTGCCACGCTGCCATCGCAGCAACCATTGGAGAGCAGCAGAAGTAATGGCCCTGTGCTTGGTTGCCCCATTGAGGGCTAATACATCAGCGCCATTGCGGGGTTTCCGCAAGGTGTCAATAGTGGCAAACGCTTCTCTTTCTACGCCTTTGACAATGATTGTTTCAATGGCGATTTTGGATTCTACAACGGCCCATAAGCGGTGCTGACCGTCTAAAATGTCACCATTAACTGAAAACTTAATGGTGTCTCCGTTGAAACGCCATTTGCCTTCGATGATTTGAGCAGCAAGTCGCTTGACGTGCTGATCGTTTAAAGGCCGATTGAGTGTGTTGTGCTCAAGCAGCCTGACTGCTTCTTCAGGCGTCAGAATTATTCTCTTCAGATCGCCTTGACTTATTCCACTCATTTGTGAATTCCTCTATCCATTTAGTTGTGTTGTGTAAGTGCATATTGATGACTCGTTTACGGCCATTATTGCCCATCACAACTCGGATTAGTTCTTTAGGGTGAGGGAGCTCAGAAAATGTGCGTAGGGCTGGGCCAAACTTGGCCCAAAGAGCTTTATCAGTTGCAAGGGTTACAAGATGATTTGTACTTAATGTTTTTCCTACGCGTTTTCGTAATTCCTCCTTAATTTCAGGTGATATTTTTTTGCGAATTTTGTCGGCTAGAGGCCGTACACCGATTTTGCCACTTCGAACATCCTCTATATCTTGGGAAGTTCCAAACTCAAGGACGGTTCTTGCCTGAGTAACTGAAGATCGTGAAACCCCAAATTGGGCAGCAGCAGCAGTTGCATGCAGTCCACTTTCTTTGAACGAAAGTTCCGCTGCTTCAAGAGCTTTTTGCGATGCGTTATAGTGTGCCAAGTTTCTGCCTCTTGCTTTAAGCATTAAGTCACCTCGAAGGTTCCGGGGAATTTCATGACTGCCGTGTAGGCAGCATAAAATTCAGCTTCGATGCGAATGAAAGAAGCTTTTGTTTTATTAATGAAATGCCGATAGGCACGGTGATCTCCATCCAGCACAAAATTGCTTTGTGTAATGAGCAATGGCTTTGTGAGTATGTGTTCAGGGATACTCATTGCCTTTTGAATATCCACTTCTTGGTGAAGCTTGAGCAGTGTGGGTTCGATGAACCCAGCACTAAAAGTCATTCCTTGTTCACCTAGAAACACAAATAAGTCAGTATATTGCTTGTCGTTGACTTGTGGCATCTTACTTCGGTTGATCAATGGGTAGACATCCATTGGTACAAATTGCAGGCTCATTTTCTCCTCCTGTTAGAGCAAGGTTGCTCACCACTGCATGGGCCGCAGGACGTGAACATTGCTAGCTTAGGTTTGCTATGTCAGACCAATTACGATATGTTTCTTGTGCGTTCCAACACGTGTCAAGACACGCCAGAAGTGCCTTAACGTACATATCAATTCTGGCAGGGTCACATTTAACTATTCGTGCATATTGCAAGTCAGAAGAAGCGTTGTGCAATGCACGTTGAGCTAGCTTAACGGAACGTAATAAATACTCATTACTGTTCATGTTTAACCTCCACTTGTTGAGACAAGGATAGGATAACCAAATGGTACCTTATCCGCTACTGTATGGAAGTGGTTTTCGTGGGTGAACACCGCCCATAGTGTGGGGATGCCGGGATCTTCACCAAAATCATTCACTTCAAGGTCGGTGAGATAAATGATGCAGCTGGCATCAGGAATATTCTCACGGATGTACTTGAAAGTGTCACTAAAAGCAGTGCCACCTCCTCCACCTTTTAAGGGCTCAGGTTTTACAATGTCGCCCATCACGTAATGGAAAACATCATGGGCGCGGGTGTCAGCATAGATGACGGTCAATTGATCTGCCGTGCCTTGATCCAAGGAACCAGCTACTTCACTGAGCATTTCCTTGAACATTTTGTCATTGATACTGCCAGAATCATCCACGGCAAATACCAAATGGCTGAGCCTGTCAGACACAACACCGGGCAATAGGGTGCCTATGGCAGTGCTGCGTCGGCTGATCCGCGCCCAAGAAGGCTCTTTGGACAGGGATTGGTCAATGAAGTTCCATGTCAAATCTTTCCATGAAACCTTTGGCCTATCTAACTCAGCAATCAGATGTCGTAGGATACCGGGCACGTTGCCAATACCGTTAGCTTTCATAACGGCTATGGCTGATCGCACGGCTTTATCCCAAACGTGTTTGGTTTGTTCTTCACCCGCTTGACCGTTTGGGGCATCCATTACACTTCCAATGTCCCATCCGTCTTTATTTACATAGAACTCGATTTCAATTTTGGGAAACGAATCATAGATTTCTTCAGAGGTCATGCCTCTGTACTTTTCGTTAATGCAGCATTTAAAGTTTTTGCCACTGATCATGACGTCGTGGATCAAAGTGAAGCCTGAATCTTTCAGATCCAAATTGATCACGTAGTCACAGGCCGCATTCCATGGCCCGTGCTGCCGTTCTTGGCGTCTTGAGAAGTGTTTTAGGCAGCAGTGCATGACCTCATGGCATATCAGGAACTCACATTGCCTATCATCGAGTTGCTTGATGAAATCAGGATTGTAGTACAATGACACGCCATCCACTGCGCCAGTAGGTATGCTATAGTCTTCAACCAGCCGTAGTTGCATGGCTAGAAAGCCAAAGAAACCGTTACTGACTAACAGGTTTGTGCGGCCACGGATGATGTCATCATAAGCTTTGCGGTCTTTGATTTGCATTTATCTCCTCCTGTTTGAAGCATAGTGCTTCACTAAGAGGCTGGAGTAGAGGTAGGTCAAGAACTTGCTCCAGCCGATCCCCTACGTTGCCAAAAGGCGGACGTCTTACAGGGACATCTCTTAAGGCAGCACTAGCGTATCTCGAACGATACCCGTTCATCGTCGTTAGGCTTCGTGTAAGCAGCAAATACTGAAGGTTTATCAGTTTTTAGTGCTTCTTGATCAAGCCGATTAGTGGGGACGATTTGCAGCACGGCTTTGAATTGATGACCCGGTACTTCGCCTGCCGTGTGATTGAGATGATCTTTGATATAGATCTTGATTTCCTTGTCGAACTTCTCAATGGTTTTGGCAGCAGCTCTGAAGCGGGCTGCTACGTCGATCTTGTCAGCGGTAGTCATCCGCTCCGTGTCTCTCACAATGGTTTCCATGATGTCTGACAGATAGTCAAGGTCTTCAACTAACTGTTTACGATCATTTTTCGAATATGGTTTCATGCTCTCCTCCTGTTAGATGCGCAAGGTCTTGTTAGTTCTTGCCCATTTGACAAATGCCTGTGTTTCACACAGGGATTGATCCCGTTTGGTGGCATCCAAGATAACTACGGTGCTGAAATCAGCACCAAAGTGATCACGGTTTATATATTTCATTATTTGTGCCATGTTAGCAGTGGTCATATTTCTTGCCAGCAACGAGCTCAGGGCAAATCGTGAAGCTGGCTCTTCAGGAATTAATGTACTCATTGGATCTTTGATGACGTCTTCAAAGTCAGGTAAGTTCAGGGCAGTGAAGAAGGTTTCAACATCTGTTGCGGCTCCTTCACCAACGATGCCTGACAACAGTCTGAAGCGCAGCGATCCATCCTTGGTGAATACTTTGGATGCTTGTGTCCAAGACCGTGGCGTTGGGAATGCCAACAAATCAGCTCCAGCCATTGAGAATAACATTTCAGGTCTCCACTTGATGTACCCCATCAAAAGCGGGTTGACATCGTTTAGATTGGCCCAGCGTAGCCAAGCTTCATAATCAGGCCGGATGTGAATGTGTGCAAAACGGTTGGCAAGTGCCGTAGAAATAGACTGTGCAGCTGCACGGTCTTCCCTGCGATTACCTGCTGCCATAGGCCACCAGCCGGGTGGCAATTTGAAGTCACCAATTTGGCGATCCAAAATCACACGATAGATACATGATTGTAAGTTACGTGGGGCATCACTAAGTTCATCGAATGCAATGATACCACGTTTACCATCACGCTTTTCTTCAGGCCAAAAAGTAGCGCGTAGCCAAACGGCTACACGATTTTCAAGGTCAGGCACAGGAATACCTGTCAAGTCTTCAGGCAACATGGTGCTGACACGGACATCAATGAAGCCAGTTTTGTCTTCATCTTTGTCTTCATCAGCAAGTTGATGCATGATGGCTGATTTTCCGAGGCCCGGCGGTGAATGCAGGTAAAGAGGAATATCCTCTTCCCTGAAAATTCGAGCTAGCTCTTTCGCACCTTCAATAGTTTCAGTGCGAACCGCCGTGACCCCGGTGGTAACTTGGGTTTCAGACATATTTTCTCCTCCTGTGAAGCATGGCGCTTCTCATATGGCAGCACTGCTGCCATAGATAGAAACGTCAGCTGATATCATCATCTTTGGTGGCTTCAGTGCCGTTGCCATCGCCGATGATGGTGGTGAACATATTGCTGTGCACTGTGCGAGCACGAGCTAATGCGTTGCTGAAGCGATGCCTGTTACCGACAAACATGCTGTGGTTTTCGCCATAAACGATATTTCTGATTATCGGAGGCAAGTTGATCACGTTGTTATCGGCATGCAGTTCATACATGCCATCAAAGCGAACATATTGGTGACCGCGATCCCTGAGGTACTGAGCAATGGCACATTGCCATGGATCACTTGCGTCGTAAGAGCCAGTTTTGGTTTCAAGCCAGTTGATCAAGTCTTGAATGTCGTCAACTGTAGCTTCTTTCTCAATATAAGGCATGAAATTCTCCTCCTGTTTGATGCATCAGTGCATCTTTAAACGCATCTTGTGAGATGCGTTCCGTAGCTGCACTAATCATTTCATGTAGCCTTGAACCTTTTTCAGGATGGCATCGGCCTTGCTGATGGTGACAGCCCTCAGCTTGGCATCGGTTCGTAACATCACAGGTGATGCCACCAGATCAGCGGTTAGCCGCTTTTCTAGTTCAGTGATGCGTGGGTCGTTAGTGATATTAAGGATAGGCAACACGCGGGTTAGCTCAAAGATATTCTGCACGATTGAGTCCCGTATGATTGAATCTGCTCGCTTTCCAGCTTGAGGCTGATAGGCACGCAGTTTTTCTACCATATGAAGGACCAGCTCTTCAATTCGCTTGAATATATCATCCATGGCGTTTTGAAGGCGTTGGTTAGTGCGTGTTTCAATATCTTTGACGATGGCCTTGCTGGCATCATTGCCAAGTTTAGCACGGAAATCATTAGCTTCTGGCACTGAATTGATTTCTACATCAAAGTCGAATTTTTCTTTGATTTCATCAAGGCTCGGGTAATCCTCAGCATCAAACATTTTGCCGAGACGTACTGAGCCGTCTTTGATGTAATCATTTCGCATGGTCAAAAATTCTTTGATTTGAGCTTCTGCCTTACGTCGGCAATCTTGCATCAAGGCCACATAGTTGATGTAACCAGCGCTGGCTAAAATTCGCGTGCCATCGTCTTCCCATGGTAATGTGAGAAGCTTGTGGGTTTTGCGAGCTTTGGTATGGGCTTGTGAAACACCTTTTAGGAAACTAGAAGCGACGAGACGTTTGTTATAGCGGCCGGCTTCTTTGTCTGCCTTGTAGCTTTCATTGACGTCTTCAGTGATTTCTTTATCAAGCATCATGCCTGACCAAGATGATATGCGCAATGTAACCAGCATTGCACGTTCTGCTAAGTTACTCATGTTCTCCTCCTGTTTGAAGCTGAATGCTTCTCACTGCGGCTCTTAAGCCGCAGGACAGAAACATTCACCAACTGGACCAATCCCAGTAAAGTGCGCGAGCACTTCTAGCTAAAAGTTTGTCAAGCCATTTAAAAGGATTGTATCTTTGGATTTTGGACCAAGGTTCAGGAGGTCGATCACTCATCGGTTTGATTGATCACACCAGCATTCATTTTGAGATGCTCAGCAGCCATCTTTCGCATGCGGGTAGCTACTGCCAATTCAGCAATGGCTCCTGTGCGTTGATAAATAGGATATTTGTCGCTGTTGAAGAGCTCAAATGCTTGCTCTTCAGCAAGATCGAAGAGTTGCATGGCAGCATTCCAATTGTCTACCGTGAACAAAGCCGTGGTCATCACGGGCACCAGCCTGCCGTCTCTTATTTGGTACGTGAGACCTTCTTTTTTGAAGGCTCCGCTGAGGACAAACAGGCCAAAGGCACAGGCCTGTGTTCCACAATTTACTGGGATTACAGTATCCTCTTTGTATTGCTTGATTTGGGGTACCTGAGAGAAGGGTTTAGAAAGGTCCACACTCGCATCAGCAGCCCAGACGTTGAGATTGAATTTGATTCCTTCTGGATTGACTGCATCTGCCTCAAGCAGTTCGGCACCTCTTAACATGAGATCTGTTCTCATAATTTTCTCCTCCTGTTAGAGCAAGATTGCTCACCACAGAAGCCCGTGGGCTTCTGGACGTCAGCAATCATGAATCTGAGTAATAGACCCACACAATGAATGTGTAGCGGATCCAGATAATGGACCGTAAATAGATGCGTCGTATATGACGACGCAAAGGCCGTTTCATTGTGTTTCCTACTTGATGTCGTCAATGACGAGGATGAACTGTTTGGGGTTTGTTATCCCCAATGCCTTCAGGGCAGCTTTGCGCAAGTAGACAGGGCCTATGACTTGACCGTCATTGTCATTTTTCCTTGGCTGCCCCGCATCATCAACTTCCTGATAACGCATTGCACCGGGGGTATCATTTTTCCACACAAAGTTCAATTGAATCTTGGCCATGATTTTCTCCTCCTGTTTGAAGCAAAATGCTTCTCACAGCAGCCCTTAGGCTGCTGGACAGAAACATTCAGTTGAATGTATTGATGATGCGCTCAAGCGGTGACAATTTAGAATTTTCACCTTCCTTGAGCCAACGTCGCCAATCCTTGGCAGTTTTGGGTGGTGACAGAGCTTTGATGATTTTGGCTCGCACTTTTTTGCTGAGTTTGTGCTTCTTTGCCATTACACAGGCTCTTTGATATTGGGAAAGCCGATGATGATATCGGCGTCATCCCAGCCTTTGAACCATTCAGTGGCAGCTATAAGGTCACTGACACCGACTTCGATCTTGTTTTGCCCATAGGGGACGGCGGCACGAGGGGCACCAGCTATACGAGCTTGTACACCTTTTAGCCATGGGTCTGTTCTATTGTTCATGTTTCTCCTCCTGTTTGAAGCATGAGCGCTTCTCACAGCCCCCATAAAGGGGCTGGACAGAAATGCTCAGAAGTCTTCGTAGTTTCGATGTTTGTTCTCACCCTTTACAGGCTCATCAGGACTCAGCATGCATCCGACATGCCAGCCGATGTATCCTGCAATGACAGTTGCGATGATTGTGAGTACAGGATCGATTTGGCAAGCTGCAAATGTTGCAAATACAGCAATGCCAGTAGCACTTCCGACTTTGGTTTCAAGTTTCATAACAACTCCTCCTGTTTGAAGCATAATGCTTCTCACTACCCCCCTTAGGGGGCAGGACAGAAGCATTTCACACCGTAGGATCAAGTGCGAACAGCAGGTTGGTGAGAAATGTCGCATGCATTTCATAATCAGGATGATAACAATGCACAGTCCAGATCCCAATTGCCGAACAGATCAAAATAGTGCGGTAGTAGTGCCGCTTGACTTTGATTCTATGGATCGGGCAATGAATTTTGGATATTTTGAAGCCTCTCATTGGCTTACTTCTCCAACTGAGCAGTGACGGCTTTATCTGCCGCAGCTGCATAGATTTTCTCCCGGATGTTTTTGGTGAGGTTCAATTCAAAGTCGATATCGACAATTGAAATCAAGCCAACCAGAACCACCGCGAAAACTACTTTCAGTTGTTTGAGTGGGTCATCCATGTTTCTCCTCCTGATTGAAGCAAAATGCTTCTCACTGCCACCCTTAGGTGGCAGGACAGAAACATTCAGTTGAATGTGGAGGCATTTTCACTTGGGGCTAGAAGCTCAGCAATCCACCAATCTTTGTAGAGAGTGTTTTTATTTCTTAATTGGTAGTTTACAGCCTCTTGTTCCGCTTCAAATGGGCCAATGTAGCGAAAGCCATAGACTGGGCTTCCGCTAATAATGAAGTATTTCATTGGAGGTCTTCTAGAGTTGGCCATGAGTGTAAGCGGCTGTTAGCACCAGCGCAAACAACAGGATGAATCCCAGCATTATAAGACCATTAGTTGGCAGGCCTTCATCTTCAGGTTCGTATTGCATGATTAACCTCCACAGTTGCGCAGTAGATGCGCGTAAGGCACGAAGAAAGTGACACCCAATGCGAAAGCTATGATCAATGCAACAGCTGTGAACTTTGCTAACATTTCCACGTTCTCCTCCTGATTGAAGCTGAATGCTTCTCACTGCGGCTCTTAAGCCGCAGGACAGAAACATCAGGTATCATCGATATCAAAGTGATCGACTGTTTCAGCAGCCAAATCTTCCTTGCGGTCACCAACAAGAAGCCAGCCATTGCCGTCATCACTGGGGTCATAAAGAACGTATGCTCCCGGTATCACCGCAACACGGGCTTTGAGGTTTGAAAGAACTTTGGCTTCGTCGACGCCTGAGTTCATATCTTCAGGCGTTAATGCATTGAAACAATCACGCGAGACCAACCGATAGCCTAACGCTTTAACCATGGTCTCATTTGCTTGATCATCTGTCATTAGGCTGCGTACCAGAGCCACGGTTCAATTCTGGCAATTTGCTCTTGTCGATGAATGAGGTACAGCTGCTGAATGGCTTGAAAGGAAGGCCAGTAGCGTACTCTTTTATAACGTTCATGTTTGCTCCAACCCAAAGACACAGGTGGCGGAATGTCTGGGTTGACATCATGGCTAAGCTTATGAGATCCACTCATCTAACCCTCCGCTTGAGTGAAGGAATTTCCGTGAAGGAAATCTCGTTCTTGATCAAGCCAATGGCTTCATCAAAAGCGTTGATCCACGGTTCGTGGTTGGGGATATCTTTACCACGGTTGATCTTTGCCATGGTAAGTCGCACATCGTCTAATATCCCCAATGCGCATGCTATTGCTATCTTACTCATGATTTTCTCCTCCTGTTGAAGCATAATGCTTCTCACAGCAGCCCTTAGGCTGCTGGACAGAAACATTAGTCATAGGATGACGGGATGATAGGTAACTTCATGCGGTCATTCCATATAGTGCTGCGTTGTGACTTGGCCATCTCCATTTCAAACCGCTCTTCAGCAGCTGCCATTTCAATGACTATCCCTGTCACCAAAATGATCACGGTGATGCGGATCATTTGAAGATCAAGCCATCTAAGCCGTATGGCCCACCGCCTGATAATACCAACTCAATCAGGATGAGGGCGTACAGAACCTCAGGGAGGTACAGCACGTCATCCAGATAGTCAGCCTTGTCAAGTGGCTTCCAGCCACCAATGCGTTTCAGGCCATCGGTGAATGTTGCACCACAACAGATGATGAACAATCCGAAGGCTGCTACGGGTGTGAAGAGCCCCCATAGTAACGCAATACCTCCCAAGAATTCAGCTATTGGTACAAACCAACTGTTGAATTTGGGTTCGGGGATATGATCATCCATCATGGTTTGAGCCACAGTGGCATGACGCACTGGATTAAATAGCTTGTGATAGCCCGATATACTGAAAAATACCCCCATGCCTATTCGCAGTATTGTGATGCCGATTAAAGGTAGCTCCATTTTTCTCTCCTCCTGTTGAAGCAAAATGCTTCAAGAAACATATTTGTTTGTGGTATGCTTCTTGAAACATTAGTGAGAATTTAAAATGGTTCAAACTCCGAAACGAGCTTTTCAATATCATCGCAATAACGCGAGAAGACGGAAAATTGAATTTAACTTTACATTTGAAGAATGGGTTAAATGGTGGGAGACTAATTTAGGGCTTGATTGGTATTTAAAACGTGGATGCAAATCAGGGCAGTACGTAATGGCTAGGAAGCGAGATAGAGGTGCTTATGAAGTAGAGAATGTTAAATGTATTCTTTGTAATTTAAATAATCTTGAAAGTATGTACGGAGAGGGTAGGAATCACCCTCTCCGTAGGAGAAACATTCAGTCGCCGTGATGGCCTCTCAACCCCATACGCTCTTCCATGAGGTCAGCCACGTAATTGGTGACGTTTACCAAGTCTCTCATCTTGATGGCCACATAGAGCGAGGCAAGCGACACAATGAGCGTTGTGGCTGTGGCCAAGGCCAGCAGGATCATATCGACTACCATGATGGTCAGTCTATTGCGTCGATGACGCCGACCGCGTCATTAGCTTCGAAAACTGATTCTTCAGCATCAAGCCCTTCCATGAAGCCTGCTGCTGCTGTGCCCTTCTGGCCGTTATCGTTCAGCGTGTATTCACCATTGTCGACAAAGTAGGTGAACATGGTTGTCTGAATGACTTCGTTGACAGCTTCTCGCCATTCACCATCTTTGATGATGTTGACCCCTACGCCGACCGAGTCACGACCATCAGCAGCCACTGTAGCAACAACGTTTTTGCCGATGTTGATGTCTTGGAAATTGACTGTGACAGTGCAGTCACCCCAAGCTGGGCCATGCCGGAGGGCAATGGCATTGCCGAGGTTGCTAACGCGCCAGTCGTCGCCAATGCTGAGTTCGTCCAGACCTACTGTAAATTCATCACTACTCCATGTCAGGGTTGGTGTGGACAGGGTCTTTTCGGGATCGCCTACTTTATAGAATATCATAATATCTCCTCCTGTTGAAGCAGGATTGCTTCTCACAGCATCCCATAGGATGCTGGACAGAAACATTCATCATTTAACTCGTAACTTCCATGGTCTTCGGGGTACTTCCGCAGGAGTGAGCCTGCGCTTTCGCTCCAGTTCAGTTTCTTGAGCTACAGCGGTTGCTATGGCAGCTCGGCATTGGTCACAGCTGACTCTCTTCTTCAGATGATACTTGTACTTGAACCATGTACCGCAATGCCTGCAATATTTACTACGGGTCGAGCCTCTAAGCATTCTTACCTCTCTTCAAACGCAAAGCGTGAAACGTCAAGGACATACCCAACTTCGTGACGCTCAAGAGCATCAATAGAATGTTTGTGCAGTTTTGGTTGAAGTTCAAAGGCTTCCCTTTCCCATGGAAGATCTTTGTAAGCCACGTCAGAAGTACAAATGAATTTTGGGAAATACTGACCGCACCAGTTGCACCCTCCTTCTTGCTCTTGCACATCTGAAAGATCACCGCGCAAGTATTGAGCGATGTGAGTTGTTTCATGGCCAAGCACTGAGATGCCTTCAAACAGATTGAATCCGTTTGCATTGAGTACGACCATGAAGTAGTCGGATGTTAAGCATCCCATTGACCCTAGATGATTTTTGGGGCCAATGTTTGCGCGACGTACAGCTACGGTGCAATCACGTTCTGTGATGCCAAGATGCTTACAGTTCGACTTGAATGTTTTTGTTAGGATGGTTTTTTCCTTTTGAGTGAAACCATCATCAAAAAGAATGGTTGGCATGATTTTCTCCTCCTGTTTGATAATCATGATGATCATCGGAGGTGACAGCAACAAAGACATTCAGCTGCACTCATTTGGGGGAATGAGTCGGGGTATTTGCAGCTTTGTTCCCTATCGCTTCAGGGGGCTTGGTGGAAAAGCGATAGTTGCCTGAGCACTGTCACCACCGATAATCAAAGGTGATGAAAGGAGCTGGCCCGTAGGCCAACCCCCTTCACCTTTGTAAACAGAAGGAGGAGATATTTCACCAATGCCCATTTATGCGCAAAGCAAACTTTACCGGCAGCTGCATTAGGTTTGGGCAAACAGATAACAAGTTGATTGGTTTGCCGTTGCGTTTGAGGGGTATTAATAACTCAGGGGTAGTTTCAGAATAGAGTGTAGTGATGCTGTGTAATTGCATTCATGCTGCACATCCAAGCTTTAGTGCCGTTGCTTTATTTGCAGTTGGATGACCTGCCTACGTACCCGCGCCGAACCTAAACGGTTACAGCGGCTGTAGGTGTGGAACCCTACGAGAATTATACTTATAGGTCAGTTTGTGCGGCATTGAGTTAAGAACCCATGCCAAACGCGCCTAGCAGCCCTTAGTGGTGCCCTTGCTGAAAAGGGCTAGTACCCTAGCTAAAATTTGAAATAGCTCATTATGAGCCATTTGTGGCCCGCCTAAGGGCTATTTTAGCGTTGTAATACCGTGACTTACATTTTGACATGCAAAACCTGCCGAATTTAGTTTTAAACAGGTTTGCACATGAATGCTAATTCTTCAGCTGCTTTACTTGAGGCAAAATGGTGCATTGGTGACCGTGGCCCATGCTGGCATGTTCGGGTTTGTCAACCGTTAGCGCCTTTTATTATGCGCCTATGGCTTTACACCGTGCGCCGCATATGGCGGCATCATGCTAGCTTGCGCATGTTTCAGCGCGGGCTCAATCCGGGGCAGGTATGCTTTCACTGCTAGTGCCAGTTTGACCGGGGTAGGCTTCAATGGAAGCGCTTGTTTGTGCAGCGCCGTCATAGTGACATAAGCCTTGACCATGTAACCAGCGGGCTTGATTTGCCCTTTTCCTTTGGGGCTTAGGGCTGAGGAGCGCCGTAGCGTTCAGCTTGTAACCTTCATAGCTTAGGGGTGAGGACTGACCAGATTCACCTTGTCACCTTAGCAGCCTAGAGTTCCTGCGTTTATTGGCCGGTTTAGTGTCACGCCTTAGTGCACTCCTATTGCGGCTGGCTCACCGCGCCAGCTAAGCCTTTGAAGGGCTTAGCTGACTTTTTGCGCCACCTGAATTCGTGCCGTGAACAGGCGCAAATCAGGCAGCAGTGCCCAACACTAACCCGGTCAAAATGTGTGCAAAGCCAGAAGTTACGCTTCTTCACAAGTTTTATGGAGGTGATGTTTCCGCTTTATCCCTGATCAAAAGCATTTTATAGATGGTGAGACCATGAGGGCCGGATAGAGCGCGACAGATTTCAATATCTCTAAATGTAAAATTGGTTTTCATATCCGCTAAATTCTTATATCCTAGAAGCTCACACAAAGTAACTGGATTCATGTTTCCTTGACCTAAATATGGATCAAGATTACTATAGACCCTGATTCGTAATTCTGCATTTTCATCTCGTTGGTCCTGTGTCAGTTTCATTGACCTTATCCTTCCATTTGATCACCAGCATTTTGTAGATGGTAAAGCCATGCGGCCCACATAGCAGTTTTAAGATGTGAGTTGATTCATCTGTCCATTCTTCAGTCATTTGTTTAATATCCTTGTATCCAAGGATATTGGCTATGTGTCGATGTGATGGATGTGGAAATGGATTAACTAGAACAGAATCAATCAATCCTTTGGATTTCCATTCCCAAAGTCGACCATTTAAATGAGTGTAAGGGATACTGCCTAGCATATACCAATCCTCTTTGAAAAGTGGACTCATGTGAACCACATCCTGATCAATTTGCGGTCTTTGTCGATGACATTGCTGTTGCGTCTGTGGATGTATTGGTATTGATCAAAGATCAAGGTATCACCAGCTGACCATGAATAGGGCACGGCGCATTTATCCAAGGCAATGTAGAGGGCCTGCAGCGCATCCGTGATTTCACGGATAGAAGGCTGTTCATGAAGTGATAAGCCCGGCAAGGCACTGACATGCCCGCGTGAAGCCAATAGCATTCCTTTGATATTAAAAAGAGGATGGGCATAAATGCCATTATGTCCAATATAATGAGATTGTAGCTTGTCAACGGTATTTAGATGTTTTTGGCTTAGCAAATATTGGACTTCAACGACATGAGACAACTCGGTTTCAGCTAATCCGCAACCGGCATCCAAGCAATGCAACAGCACGTATTGAGGTGGCACGGGATGATACAATCCATCTGAATGCCAATCAAAGTATTCAGTACGGTTAGAATAATCGTTGGGATTGTCTTGATGCATGGCAATAGTGTAATCCAAACCAGTGGTTTGCTTGATATGTTTCGATAGAATTGTAGCCCATTTATTGGGATCAAAATCAGGCAGATTGCAGTAGAATGGAGTTTTAAACAATTGATAATGGCTCATGTTTGTAACCTTTTGATCAACACAGGATTTCTTTAAAACCAGTATTTTATAGATAGTAGGACCATGAGGACCACATAACAATTCGAGCTTTTCACGGTCTTCTTCCCGGAAGTTATACATCATGATCTCACCATTGGGGTAATCCAGCAGCCAAGCTAGATGGGTATAGGCCGGATCATCTCCCATTCCAATGTTGATTATAGGGACTTTTTCGACAACACCCCAATCTATTAACAATTCAGCGACTTGTATTCGCATCTCCCATGTGGCGATCATCTTACTAGCATCATTTTGAAAATGGTCACACCATGAGGTGGACAGAGCATTTTGAGACGATCAATGTCGGATGAAGATAAGTGCTGGATGCAGTTTAGTTCAAAGGTGTTGAGATGGCCTAGAGTAGACCAAATTAACTGATCTAAATCGTCCGCGGAACTGGTATTTATCTTCATCCCGGATACTAGACCAGCATCAGTTCTAAGATAGGACCAAGCACGGTAGAATATGGCGTGTTTGTCTTCTTTATTCATGGAAGAGACCTTTCATTTGAAAATAGCGGCCTTTTATTATCACCTGAAACAAAAACCAAATACCAGTAGAAGTTGGTGTATCTCAGCAAACAGAGGTCGAGGTATGAAAACAGCGTATTATGATCAAAAGAGTAATGCCAAGAAGCGTGGAATAGCCTTTGAGTTTACATATGAAGATTAGTTAGCTTGGTGGATAGAACAGTTAGGGCCTGATTGGTTCACAAAGCGTGGATGCAAAGCAGGACAATATGTAATGGCTTGCAACTATGACAGAGGAGCATATAAACGTGGAAATGTGAAAGCTATAACTATTGAGGAAAATACGGCGCGTTATAATAGACGACGTAAATTAGTTAGTACTAGAGGATGGAAGTGTCTTTCAGATGAGGTGGTTAAAGGTGTCTACCTTGATCCAAATGATTATCTTACAATTGCTAGAAAGTACAAGATTACAAAGCATAAGATTCAGTGTATCAAGAGGAAACATTATTATAGGAAGATAACTGATGCAGTGGATGCAATCTGCATTATCAAGGAGAATGGAGATTGTTAGATTAGGTTGATTGCGGGATAATGAATGTAGATAAATGTTACATGGACATGGGATGCGACTAAGAACAAGAAGATTGAATCATGCTTCGTCAGATGAGCATAAAGATTAAGACGAGGAAAACGATTTTAGTCGTCTTAATAAAGTGATTCTTCGTCAGATGAGCTTGAAATTGAAGATGAGCCATTTCTGAGTTGTCGTCTTAATAGGTGGAAGCTTCTTCGACTTAATAGTCTTCTTCTTCAAGTGAAGAAGAAGACTATTAAGTCACCTGAGGAAGTCACAGGTATCAGGATAAAACAAAAGCGAGGCAATTGCCCCGCTCCTGCTCTCATCGTCGCACTTGCAAAGTTTGCTGCAATAGCCATGGCTGAGTGCTAAACCATTTCACAGCCGCCAGCCAATTGCGCCAGCTAGTCACATGCGCGTCATGTTGCATCATTCAAACCTTCAATCAGTTTTGCTGCAAGCCGTGTTAACAAGCGCGGTTTGCGCGGTGGTAGTGAAGCCTGCGCTAGTTCAAGCTCATTTTGAACTAGCATTAGCAATAGCCAAAGTTCAGTTTCACTTAAACGCATTGCTTTGCCCTCAAAGTAATGCCGCCCGCATTGGCGCGGGCGGCGGTTGACTTACATCACAGTTGGTTGTTGGGCAAGTCAGTGACATGATTTTCAGCATGTTCAACTAACTCATGCACCGCGTCACTTGATGGGCCAAGTGCAGCACCATCAAGCTCATTAGCCGGTACGGGCGTGACATGGCCCGCCTTGGGCTTGCGCGCCTTGCTGGCAGGCTTTTTGACCTTGGCCTTGCCTTTGGGCTGGTCAGTTTCAGCTTGACCAGCAGCCACCTTAGCCGCATCAGCCTTAGCCACGCGCTCAATGCGTTGTTTGCCTTTTGCCGTGACTTCATTGCGGTACACCTTGTGACCATTGTCAGCCAATGGCGCAGGCATTTCACGCAAAAAAGCATCAGCAATCAAACCACGCATTTTGTTCAGTTGCGGCGCACCGCAAGCCATCACAATTTGGCTACCAGTTGCACCGCAGTCACGCGTTGACATGGCAATGGCCAAGGCCTGCTTACCGGGGCGGCACCCAAGCCCGTGAACGCTGGCCAGCTGATCAACTGTAGGCTTAGGGCCTAACAGTTTCAGCTGCCAGTTTTTGAACAACGGGGCGTAATGGGTTGCGGCGTTGGTTTCAGTGTTTGACATGATATTGACCTTTGAAGTTTTGACATAGTTGAACCGCTTACCCGTGACCTGCCCGTTTCAATGGGCACACTGTGAGGTATGGGGGCCTGAGCCCCAACGCTGCTATATGCAACGCCGCGTCAACAATGCAAACATATACCCTCTCACAATGTTTGTCAACATTGCAAACATAAATAAACAGAATATTTGATCAATTAATGTTACAAGCTATGCACGCAAACATGCATATCATCCACCGCAACTCAAGTGAGTTTGTCAGGTAAGTCGTTCACTGGACGAAGCAAGGTAAGAGGATCATCTATGGAAGTAAGAGGAGGAAATTACAGGAGTAGATAAACTGAGGAAAAGAGGTAGATGATAAGATGGTCCCCCTCCCCCCATGGCAAGGGCATGTCCTCCACTTACAGTAGATAGTAAAAAATCCCAATACTTCCACGGAAGTAAGAAGGTTGAATCCTCTCCGTGGTATGCTATCGATTTATTTAAGTTACTTCCATGGATAGTAGAAGTACGAATCCTCTCCGTGGTATGGATAGTAAAAAATCTCGATGCTTCCACGGATACAAGAAACTTGTATCTAGATAGATCAAATTTATTCAAGCTGCTTCCACATGTAGTCCTATATATGCACATGTTCAATCATCTTGGTTCTTTGTGGAAGCTTCTAGCCGTTGCAGGGCATACATGGTCAGTAAAGTAGCAATATGAGGAGATTGCAGTATCTGATAGCGGTATACCCCCATGGGACTTAGTTTGACTATATCTCGTTGATACAAATAGGGGTAGGTATCTGGTGCTAAATACTCCTTGAAACAGGGGCACACTTCCATCAAATGTTGAGGTAGCATGAGCACATGCTTCCAGTAGATGCCAGAAGCTTCTATAAATTCAACTCGAGTGATTTTTCTAGCTTCCATGTTGGGCTATCCAGATTGCCAGCAAGGTGACTGAATATGGATTGGATAGCCATTGATGGTGGCGGTATCCATCCGGGGTCAATTCAATCAGCATGGGATAATGGCTATGCTTGAACGGGATAGGGATGGCATCCTTAAAAGGTACGGTTGGCATGAACAACCTGAAGTCAGGCGCTTGTTTTATCTTCAGCGCCTTAACCATACTGTCGTATTGAGCCATCGCCGCGAAGTAACCTGACCTGCTGATGCACGGATTATCTTTAATCATGGTATCTTTCCTTGCCATCCTGTTTTGGCTTTAAAGACTTTCAACAAGGCGTAGTGGTGTGGGCTGGCCAGTATCATGATCTTGTTATAGGTTGGTTCAGTCACTTTCCATCTCCAACCGTATCGTGAGTCAGCCACAAGCTTATGCTTTCCAATGAATGTGCTGAAGCGATGCGGGCCTTGGTGCAGAGAGGCGGTTTTGCCACCGTTCATGACTTTGTTCCAGTTATGTACAGCGTTAAGTACTTCTGACCCGTTAATGAAATATTCTGTCATTTGATCACTTAATCATGTTCCGCGCTTTGTACATGGCTAACAGGGTTTTGTAGTGTGGGCCGTTCAATGCCTTGATCTTGCGGGCTGATTCTTCAGATACTTTAATGTCAAATCGATCCCTGCCCCACCATGTGACCACTTTTAGTTTTTCGACTTGTTCCTCTTCACCAAGAAATTTCAGGTAGTGCCACATGGAAATGGATTTTAGTCCATGGAACTCATACCAACGTTCTGCTGCTATTTTTAGTTCTTGTATTGTTATGCTCATTGTTTTCATCTAGCATCCTTAGTTCAAGCATCCTCATGATGGTATTGAAATACGGCCCACCTAATACATCCAATTTTCTTTGGATCTCTGGATTAGTGATGTCAACAATGAAATTTCTATCTTGCCAGAAATCATTCCATGGATCATCAAGCAGGACTGCCAGCATTCGGTAGGGTAGTGGATTGGGTCTGGGATCAACCCCAAGCCATCTTTCTATGATGTAATCTAAGAGATCTTTGTAGTAAGTGAGGTCTGTCATCTGTTGCCCTTGATTGTTGTGGGGTATAGTATACTGGCACTTTGTGGATTCTTCAGCTGGAAGTTATTCAATCCTTAAATGAAAGGTGGAGTGAAAATGGCAAAGCATTCAAAAGCTCATCCCGGATTCGCAGCAGTTGAGAAAAAGATAGGTCAAAATCCAAAGATCAGAAATCCCGGTGCTGTGCTGGCTGCTGCAAGCCGTGGTGCTTCAAAAGCAGCGCACAAGGCCAATCCCCGATTGAACAAGGTGAGGGGGAAGTAATATGCCTAGTAAATCCTTAAAACAGAAAAAATTCATGTCTGCTGCTGCGCATAGCCCTGCTTTTGCCAAGAAGGCTGATATCCCAGTTAAGGTAGCAAAAGAGTTTCACAATGCTGATAAAGGTAAGTATGGATACAAGCCTAAGGCAAAGGCTAAATAATTCTATTTCGCCCGGTGTATTTGTAGGCTCTCTACCGTCGCTATGGAGAGAGTGAGCTCTCAGTGATGTTGGCTTGGGCATCGGGCGAATCCTAAATGCCGGTTTAGCACAGTGGAAGTGCATCTCATTTGTAACGAGAAGGTCGTGGGTTCAAATCCTACAACCGGCACCAAACCACCTTGACTTAAGTAAGGAAGAACAATTATCTTGCTGGTCGTGTTCATAGGCTTACCAAGGCTTCGAAAATGTCCAGTGATTTCGTTACAGGTGAAGTTAAATGGTTTAGTTCTGAGAAAGGTTATGGCTTTGCTCTTGTTGAGGGCAAAGACATTTTTATCCACAGTAAGCGTTTAAGAGAATCTGGTTTCTGTAAAGATGCAACGAGTGTGGCTTTGGAAACTGGTGACAAGTTGAAGTTCAAAATTGAATCTGGGCCAAAGGGCGCTTTTGCTATAGACATTTCAAAGGGGTAGATCATGACTGCACCCGGTTTGAATGAAATCAGTACTACAACTCTTAGGAATAGGAAAATGGATAAGAAGCTCGGTGCAAAAGCTACGGCTGATATTCATAAGAGTGGTACGCATGTTCCTGATAAGGATTTTGGTACAAAGAAAAAAGAAAGTAAAGCAGCAGGGACTGGTAAACCCGAAAAGGGCAGCCTTGCTTCAGCAGCAGCTGGAACTGATGCTACTGAGAAAAAAAGTTGGGGTGGCTCACCTGAAGATTGGGTGAGTGACTACCGTGAGTCCAAACGTAAAGGTATTTCATCTGATCAGTGGGAAGATTCTGCATCTGATAGGCTTTCAGACAATGCCGGTGAGCGTAAAATGAAAGCTGAATCTGAGAAATCAGAAGCACCTGAATATAAATCCGGTGGTGGTGCTTTCACTAACAAGCCTAAAACTTCTCATGGCTTTGGCCATACCGCAGTCAATCATGACGGGCATCATCGAATGAGTGGTCATTCTGGTGCGCATAGAATTGGCAAAAAACGTTAACCTAAAGGAACAGATCATGCCTACACAAATTAGAGCCCCATTACCATCTAAAGATGGTCATAAGACCCAGCCTCAAGGGCATGGTATTGGAATTCCAAAGAATGTAGTTGATAATTTGCCTAAGGGCGGTGGTGCTGGCGTACATGAGTCTCAGCCGCATGGTCATAGCCTTGGCATTCCTCAAAGTGGTACTTCTACGAAGAGTACTGGAGCCACAAGCCCCGGCAATAGTGCGGGCATTTTTAAGTCTTCTACAGGTAGTGTGTTGCGTAATTCAGGTGTAAGTGGAGCTCACAGATTAGGGTGTAGGAAGAAATGAAAAGGCGTATCAGAACACAACCGTCTAATCCTTATTACAGTGATGAACCGGCTGTATCCAAAGGTTTGATTGCCGATAAAGCACCTGTTCAAAATGCTTCACTTGGCAACAAGCCTAACAAGATCGTCGACAAAAAGCCGGGCAAGATGTCAGGTGTTGCTAATTTCACTAGCAAGGGTAAACCTCGTGCTGGTTCTTTCGCTAAGTTGCCTACGTTCGGTACTAAGGCAAAACAACCGGCTCAACTTCGTATGAGTGGGCATGCCGGTGCTCACAGGATTGGTGCAAAGCTTAAAATTTAGTGGAGTGATTTAATGACTTTGGAAGTGCATGTATCTCAGTTTTGGAATGGTGCTGATCAGGCAGCATTTGAAAACTCTGTCCAAGAATATGTCAATTCACTGCATGCCTTTAACATGGTGGTAGGCAAACCCCGTCCGACGGCTCACCCTCTTGTTGAGAGGGCAATTAAAAGGGTTCAAAAGCAAGGATTCCCAGATCAGTATGTGGCTGATTATGTGGTTATTGATGATACACCACCTCCACCCTCTCTTGAGGATAAGAAAAATAAACTTATGTCTGAATTGAGGGCAGCTGAAGCCGTTGCTATGAACAGTGTGCTTCCTCATCGTAAGACACGATTGGTACATCTCAATAGTAATAAAGCTTTAACAGTTTCTGAAGAGCAACGTACTGATGAACATAAAAAAGATATTGAATTACTTGAAAAGATTAAAGCTTTCAATGAGAAAATTATGAGGATTGCTGCTCAAGCAGAATCGGACATTGATGATTTGACTGAACAGACAATAGATAGTTGGCAACCTCCGACATTTGAGTTAATTAATGGTTAAGATAATTAAATTACCAATGCCTCAAGTTGTTCCTCGTGTTGGAAATTATTTAGGTAGACCAGGTCCAACAACAAGCCAAAAGAAGTTAAAATCTTTGCGCAGGCATGCAGTCCCACCGGGGGGTATTTTGAATCCTTATGGCTGTTATGGTAATACGCGCAAGCAACGTTATAGGATTACTTGGTTTGGCTTGAAACTCAAACCTGCCCTGAGGGAGGAAGCATTGAAGAGGAACAGAATTAAACTTCAACAAAAGAAAGCGATTCAGCTTGAGTTGCATGAACTGCAAGCTTTAGCTCGTGAGAATGCTACGGCGGCAATGCACACTCTTGTTGAGATTATGAAGAATAAGCGTGCACCCGAGGCAAATAGAATTGCTGCATCAGCAGTTGTTCTTGATCGTGGTTATGGGAAAGCTTCCCAAGTGAGTATAACTGCAAGTGTCACCAATGGCAAAGCTGATAACCTCGATTCAACCGAACTCGACAAGCGAATTAGCCGAGCTCTCAAGAGAGTTGAGGATCTTACAAACCGAACGCCAAAAGCGGGAACGGGCCAAAAACGACCTGTTAACCTACGCCTCTATAATTAATATCCCTAGTGGCCCGCTGCGGGAGGAGAATGAAGACGAGGTCGAACAGTTTCGACCTCGTAAGCATTTGTTCGGTGCGCATCATTTGCTCTGGCTTGATTGTCTTCAGCAAGTTGAAGATGGCAAGATAAAGCGGCTGATGGGGTTGCTGCCTCCCGGCAGTGGCAAATCAATTTATACTTCAGTTGTTTTTCCAACTCATGTCATGGGACGTTTTAAAGGCTCATCCATCATTGTGGCGAGCTATGGTTCAGAACTGCCGCGTAAGTTTGGCAGACGTGCCCGCTCAATAGTTCAACAGCCAATTTATAATCGTATTTTTGGCACTTTGCTTTCTGATGAAAGCAAAGCAGCTGATGAATGGGCGCTTAAGAATAGCAGTGAGTGGATGGGGGCTGGTATCTTGACCGGCATTACTGGTAACCGCGCTGACGGCATTGTGTGGGACGATTTGATCAAAGGTCGTGAACAGGCTGATTCTGAAGTTATCAGGCAAAAAACATGGGAAGCTTATGGTGATGATCTTCTCACACGTAAGAAACCCCAAGCTTGGGAAATTGGCGTTACCTGTATGGCAGGAGACACTCAAGTATTGATGGGTAATGGCGCTAATAAGAATTTGCGTGATATTAAGTGTGGTGATTGTGTTGCTTCTTACTATGAAGGGAAAATTGTTACTTCAAAAGTTTTAAACTGGAGAAATTGTGGTCCTGATAACGTCTTTACTATAAAGACGTTATCAGGCATTACCGTCGAGGCAAATGCGAGGCATCCGTTTCTCGTTTGCGAAAACGGAGTGTCAACATGGATAAGAACGAAAGACTTACGCCCGGGCCACAGAATGCTCCGGGTCAATGGGGAAAGTGGAAAGGTAAAACTTGCATCACAGAAGGATGCAACAAGCCAGTTTCAGCACGCGGCTTCTGTGTCACACACTACAATAGAAAGCGATGGGCTGATGGCGTTCGGCCACCATCAACAGGCGCTGTTTCAGTTCATAATGCGCATCTCAAACATAGGTATGGAATTACTGCTGAGGATTATGACCGCATACTTGCGGAGCAAAACGGCCGTTGCGCGATATGCCGTTGTTCAAACCCCAAGACCCCAAGACGCTGGAGACGGCAATTCGTCCCAGATCATTGCCACGACAGTGGGCGGTTCAGGAGCCTTCTTTGCAATTCCTGCAATATGGTCGTCGGCTACGCTAACACCGCAGAGAATGCGCAAGCCATTGCGGACTATCTCCGACTTCACGACGGATCCGATAGCTGAGATTACATATTCAGGCATTGAGGAAGTCTTTGATGTCCAGATCGATGGGACTGAGAATTTTATAGCAAATGGGCTAATTTCTCATAACACGAGATGGCACGAAGATGATCCAGCGGGGCGCATCCTACCCGAAAATTATGGTGGGCAAAGTGGGTTATTGCAATGTCGAGATGGTAATGAATGGTACGTTGTATGCCTTCCTGCTGAGTGCGAACGCACTGATGATATTTTGGGACGAAAAATAGGTGAGATACTTTGGCCTGAATGGTTTACGGAGGAAATGTTTAGAGCACCTAAACGCATTCCACGTACTTGGTCGTCCCTGTATCAGCAGCGCCCAGCTCCTGACACCGGCATATTGTTTAAATCTGAATGGCTGAAATCATATGAGCAAAATCCACGCACAGGATACCCAGTAAATTTTGAGCCCGGTGATCTTAACATTTATGGTGCCAGTGATTATGCGGTAACTAAAGATCGTGAGAATTACACGGTTCATATCGTGGTGGGGGTGGATAATAAAAGTAATATTTACATTCTTGATCTTTGGCGTAAGCAAGAGAGTTCAGATGTTTGGGTTGAGAAATTTTGTGATTTGGTCAAATTTTGGAAGCCTATAGGGTGGGCTGAAGAAACAGGTCAGATCAATAAAGGTGTTGGCCCGTTCCTTGTAAAACGTATGCGTGAACGACAGGCATATGTCGCTCGTGCGCAATTTCCATCTACTAAGTCAAAGGCTCAGCGTGCTCAGAGTATCATTGGTCGTATGGCACAAAATGGACTTTATTGTCCTTTTGGTGCATCTTGGTTTGCTGAGTTCAGAAGGGAACTACTTTTGTTTGATGCGGGTACTTTTGATGATCAAGTGGATGCCTTGAGTTTGATAGGGATGGTGTTAGATAGAATGATCTCAGCTGACAGTTCTTCTCAAGTTAAGGAAGAACCGAAAGTATTTTCTACTTTTCCCGGTTTGTGTACAGTTACTTTGGAAGATTTGTTTGAAGCTAATGAGATGCGTAATACCACGACTGGTATTTTAAGGATACATTAAATGGACGTGGAACTTGATCCACTGGCTGGGCCTGATGGTGGACGTAAGTCTGAACGCAAAGCTTTCTTCTGGTGTGACCAAATTGAAAAGATAGGCAAGGATAAAGGTTACCTTAATTTTATTAAACGTGGTCACAAGATTGAAGCTCGTTACCGCGATGAACGTAGTCGCGTTGACGAAGAGTCACGACGTCGATATAATTCACTCTGGTCCAATGTAGAGATTCTGAAGCCAGCCATTTATGGCAAGACCCCCACACCTCTTGCTGAGCGTAAGTTTGGTGACAAAGATCCTGTTGCTCGTGGTGCTGCTCAAATCCTTGAGCGCGCGTTGCGCAATGAAATAGAAATATGTGGCTTCCACGAAGCCATGAACCAAGCAGTTAGTGATTATTTGTTGCCGGGTCGTGGCACATTGTGGGTTCGTTACGAACCTCAGATTGAGGCAGGCATCTCACTGCCTAATGAAGACAGCATTGATATGAAGGATAGTAAGGAGCAATCGACTGAGTCGAGTGCTACTGATGGTGAAGATCTTGCGCCTGAGAATCAAGATGCTGAGGATAAGGATCAGGACGGTAATACGTCTGAAGAGGATCCAGCTACAGAGAAATTGGAATCTACAGGGGACCAAATTGTTCGTGAGTCTACCCCGGTTGATTACATTCATTGGGAAGATTTTCTTATCTTTCCAGCCCAAGCACGAACTTGGGCTGAGGTAGTGGCAATTGGTAAACGTGTGTTCCTCACTTATGAGCAAATGCGTGATCGCTTTGGTAGAGAGATTGCCAAGGCAATCCCGCTTGAGAAGGATGAACGTCAAAAGGATCGTTACGAAAACACAAATGCTGAAAATGAGGTTAAAGGCGAGATATATGAAATTTGGAGCAAGCAGGACCGTACAGTTTATTGGGTAGCTTCGGGTTATGATTATCTTCTTGATCGAAAAGACGATCCGTTAAATTTGGAAAATTTCTTTCCAGTGCCACGTCCTATCATTGCTAACCAAACTACTGGCACGATGCTTCCAGTTGCTGATTATATTCAGTATCAGGATCAGGCTACTCAAATAGACGAACTGAGCCAGCGCATAGCCATGCTCACCCGAGCTTGTAAGGTTGTTGGTACCTATAATGCTGCTGCGAAGGGCATTCAGAGGCTTTTGAATGAATCTCTTGAGAATGAATTGATCCCAGTTGATGACTGGGCAATGTTTGCTGGGGATAAGGGCGGTGTTGCTGGGCAAATGTCTTTCATGCCTCTGAAGGAGATCATTGGTGTTCTCAATGAATTAATGTCTATAAAGGAAAAGCAAATTGAGGAGATGGACAGACTTACTGGTATTAATGATTTGATGCGGGGCACAACGGATGCACGAGAAACATTGGGTGGTCAAAGGCTGAAGTCTAATAACACAGGAACACGTTTGACGAGTCGACAGAATGAGGTTGCACGCTTTGCCCGTGACACTGTGCGGATCATGGCAGATATTATGGCTCAGCATTTTTCGCCTCAGTCATTGGTGGAAGCTTCTGGCGCAATGTATGAGGAAGGTCTTGGCATAGATCAAGATAAATTGCAGGCTTTGCAGAACCAACCACCTGCCCCTGCTTTATCAGCTCCGGGTGTTCCACCTTCTATGTCCGGAGCAGGTCCGGGCATGCAGCCTGCGGCGGCTTCTATGGGGCAACCTGCCGCTCCTCCTATGCCGCCGCAGGCTGGTCAGAATGTAGTTCCGTTCCCCAAATCCCCGATGTTGGCTCCTCCGGGTGGCCCTCCGGGGGCTCCTCCCAGTATGCCCATAACAGCCCCACTTGTAGCGCCGGGCTTGCCTATGCCTCCTCCGCCTGATCCAATGCAAATATTGCTTCAGGAGGCCTCACAGCGCATTGAGTCGGCCATCAAATTGATTCGTGATGAGCGTTTTCGCGGATTTCGGGTTGATATCGAGATAGATTCGACGATTTACGGTGATGCGACTCAAGAAAAGGTTGATCGCACTGAATTTATTTCAGAAGTTACGAAATATCTTCAAACTGCCATGGAAATGGCAACCCAAGTACCTGAAATTTTACCACTTTTAGGCAAATTGCTGCAATTTGGCGTGCGTGGCTTCCGTGTTGGCCGGGATCTTGAGTCCTCTATTGAAGAATTCTGTGATCAGTCAATCAAAATTGCTAAACAGAAACAAGCACAGGCTGCTTCTCAACCAAATCCGGAGCAAATCAAGGCGAATGCACAGGCTCAGCAAGCACAAGCTTCTTCACATGCAGCAGAAGTGCGTTCTCAGGCCGATATTGCTAAATCTCAGAATACTATTAAGACTGAAGAACTTAAGGCCCAATCGAGTCAGCAACAGGCTCAAGCTGAGGTTATACGTCAGAAAGAAGAAAGTGCTGGTGAACAAGCAAATAACCAAGCTGACCTGATCATGAAGCAAATGGATGTGCGTATGCGTGAGATGGAGATGCAAATGGAGGCGATGCGTATGCGTGCTGAGGCTATGAAGCCAATTGAACCAACTAAACCAGAGTCAGTGGCAGGTGGAGTAGGGTCATGACCACTCATGAAATTAGAGAATATATAGAATCTAAAATTGTTCCTCCTTTTAAGATTGTTATGGGCAACGGGATGGCTACTCCGTCTGGTGTTTTTTATTGGGATGCTAACTTTGATGCCATTGCAATCCTGATTGGAAGGTATGACAACAACAATGTGACTTGTCTGTCAATTTCTAGTCTTGAGCAATTACAAGCTAGGAATGATACTGAACTTAAAAAGCGGCTTGATGCTCGTTTTGATCAAGTCATGAAAACATGGGAAATGTATCTGGAGCAAGCAAAATGATCTATCGGCGTAGCTTTCTTAAAGGAATGTCAGCTTTGTTTATTGCTCCGGCAATTATCAGGGCTGAGAGTTTAATGCCAATCAAGGAGTATATGCCTGCGGTGCCTGCGTGGTGCCCTGAAGGTTGGCTTCCGCTTGATGGTCGCGAGATAAGCAGGAAGTTTTATCCAGATCTTTATGCAGCTTTTCAACGTACAAGATTGCCGTTGATGATCCCAGAGTATGAAGACTCAAATGGTTTTAAAACCGTTATATCTTATAAGAATCTTATTCGTCCTAATGGGAAGTTGATGTTAGCAGGCGCTTACCACCCCTTGTATGTTCCTAAGGAACTTGATGTATGACAATTTTTGTTTATCGCAACGGCAAGCTCGTTGACAAGAACAAAGCAGGACCAAAGAATGAGAAGCTTGGTACGGCATCTTTTGTCATTAGTGACGAGATGGACGCTACGAGACATATGGCAACGGGCGAATATCTTACGAGTAAGGCAAAGTTCAGACAAGCGACTCGAGATGCGGGCTGCATAGAAATCGGCAACGAAACATCAACGCTCTTGAAGCCACGTCAAAAGATAGAACTAGATCGTGGGGCTCGACGTGAAGCGATTCAGCGCGCAGTCTATGATTTGCGTAATCGTTAGTTGTATGGGTCGCACTAGCTGCCCAAAAGGAGAGTGATATGTTGAATTCTTTTACACGTCATTTTAATGAGACTGTATTCCGTGGCCCCGATAATGAAGGCGGTAGCGGTGATGGTTTGGAAAATGTTTCTGACGGTGGTGGTGACGGTGGTGATGCTGGTGGCACAGATGGTGCTGATGGCGGTGGCGAGGATGAATCGCAAAAGCCGCTTTCAGTGCGGGAGCAACTCAAGGCGTCGATTGAAGAAGTAAGGGCTGACGAAGAGAGCAAAACCAAGACACCTAAAAAGGATGCTAAAACAGGCAAATTTCAAGCTGCACCTAAATCCGGTGAAGCGCTCCCAGAAGGAGGGGAAGTACCCCCGGCAGTTACTTCCGCTGCTGCTCCTGCGGACTTGCCCCCGGAGGCGAAGGCTGAATGGGATAAGACCCCACCTGCTGTGCAGGCGGCTTTTATAAAGCGTGGTCAGGATATGGCTGCTGGGGTCGAGCAGCTAAAGCAACGCTATAATTTGATTGATCAGGCGATTGCCCCGCACAATGATGCCTTGCGGCAAATGAATGCTACTCCAGCGGACGCTGTTAACCGCATGTTTCTGTGGTTTAAAGCGTTGGCAGGAAGTCCTGCGCAATCCTTCCCTGCCCTTGCAAAAAGCATGGGCATTGACTGGACTAAATTAGTTGGTCCAGCTGCTCCTGCTGCTGGTATTGCCCCCGCGCCAGCGGCGGGAGCTGAAGGAGCGGGTGGTGCTCCCCCGGTTACCGAGATACCAGCACCTGTTAAGGAATACATCGGTAATCTTGAGCAGCAGCTTCAACAGTTGTCGGGTGTTGTGAACCAAATTGGTGGTCAGTTTGGAAATATGCAGCAATCTTTCCAGGTACAAAGTGAAGCCAAGACCAGAGAAAACCTTAGTATTTGGGCAAAAGACAAGCCTCACTTTGAAGAAGTTCGTCAAGATATGGCAAAGTTGATAGAGACTCAGGTAGTGCCTTTGAAGGCAAACGGTGAAGTTGATCTGGACACTGCCTACGAACGTGCTATCTATTTTAACCCTGAAGTGCGGAAGAAGGTTCTTGCTGAACAACAGCAAGCAGACCTTGCAGCCCGACAGCAGACGCAGGATGCGGCTACAACCGCTCAGCAGACGCAAGTTGGGAAAGCCCGCAAGGCCGCTGTTTCGCTTCCTGCCTCTTCCACCCCCGGAGCCACACAAGGCAACAGGGCTGTGGTTACCAAGAAGCCCGGTCAAAAGACATCAGTACGAGATGACCTTAGGCTAGCTATTCAGCAGCTTAGGGAACAATAAGCGTAGAGTGGTTTCGACGTGCTAAGAATATGAAAGCTGGGGCTTTCACAAGAAGCCCCGCCTCATCCTCCAGCGGTTACCATTAGGTTGGGCGTTGCGTTTTCAACCATAACCCGGAGATATGACAATGGCAGTAGGTTTTCCAAACCTGTCTGAAATTGTTACCACGACTCTGCGCAATCGTACTGGCGAGCTTGCGGACAATATGTCCCGTAATAACGCGGCGCTGTTGCGTCTCAGCAAGCGTGGTAACGTTAAAACCTTCAGCGGTGGCCGTACCATCGTTCAAGAACTTAATTATGCTGATAACCAGACCTATCAATGGTATTCGGGCTATCAAACTTTGAATATTGCACCCAGCCAAGTTTTCACGGCTGCGGAATATCCGATTCGTCAGTCAGCGGTTGCTGTTTCAATCAGCGGTTTGGAAGAACTCCAGAACTCTGGTGAGGAAGCGATCATCGATCTTCTTGAGTCCCGCATCATGAATGCGGAAGATACTTTCATGAACGGTCTGTCACAAGGTATTTATGGTGACGGTACTGTGACTGGCTCAGTTGGTGGCTTGCAACTTCTTGTTGCAGCCGCTCCTACTACTGGCGTGGTAGGCGGCATTGATCGTTCGCAGTGGACCTTCTGGCAGAATCAAACTTGGTCAGCTGCTACCAACGGCAACACTGTTCTTTCTTCTGCTTCTATCCTTCAGCAAATGGACGCCCTTTGGGTGACCCTGATTCGTGGCCGGGACTTCCCGGACTTGATCATTGCTGACAATACTACGTATCGTTATTATCTGAACGCACTGCAAGCAATTCAGCGCATTCAGATTGAAAACAGCGCACCGGATATGGCTGAGTCTGGTTTCCAGAGTCTTAAATATCTGAATGCTGACGTGGTGCTGGATGGTGGCTTCCAAGGCTTTGCTGCGGATCCATTGCCGCCTCAGATCAGTTCTTCTACTTCGGCGCTCGGTGGTGCCCCTGCTACCACAATGTACTTCCTTAATACCAAGTACCTTATGTGGCGGCCCCATGCTCGCCGTAACATGGTCCCTCTTGATCCGGATCGTTTTTCGGTCAACCAAGACGCCATGGTTCGTTTGATTGGCTGGGCAGGCAATATGACCTTATCCAACGCTTTTCTCCAAGGGGTGCTCACCGCTTGAAGAATAATGAGGGGTACGCTTAACTGTGTGCCCCTCATGCTGTGGTGTAAAAGATGGATAACGCGTACCTACATGCAATGTTGATGTTCTATGCAGCTATCTATGGCCCAACTACCTTTGATAGCAGATTCGGTCATTGGGAATCGCTTAGCGCTAGATCTATCCCTGCAATCGCTCATCCTGAGCCAGTTAGAAAGGCAATTGGATGTAAGTGTAAACCTGCTAAACCAAGGGTATTCGTTGATACTCGCAGAGTCAGTAGAGGACAACATGCAAGAAGTGAAGGACCTAGCTGCTGGCATGAGGGGGTTGATGGCGGGCTTGAGAAAACTCAATGTGGACGCCAAGAACCGACTAACTTCCGAGGTCACCCGCGCACAGGTCAACGCACAAAAGGCAATGTCGCTGGCTACTGAATTAAGTGACGCCAATAGGGAGGTCGAGGATTTCCTTGGGGAGTCAGGATCAAATTTCCCTCCCTCAGAGGACTCAGATACCCCGCCTGCCGTTACTTTGCTAAAGCCTGATATAAATGGTGTTTCTTTACATCCAGATACACTTAAGGGAAAGTAAATGGCCGTTCTTTATGTGACTGAATTTAATACTATTGGTGGCGGCGGCAACCATCCTATTTCTGGTGCGCAGTACCCTGCGGTTGCGGAACAAACAGTTGTAATTACAAGTCCTTCTACACAATCGGCAGCTTTTAATAAGAATACTACTTTTATTCGAGTCCACAATGACGTTATTTGCTCAATTGAAATTGGGGCAAATCCAACTGCGTCTCTTACTACTGCACGTATGGCAGCCGGTCAAACTGAATATTTCTCTATACCGCCGAACTTAAACTTTAAAATAGCTGTGATTACCAACACATGAGGATGTTTTGATATGATGGGAGCAGCTGGCGGTCTAGGTACCAGCAACACTTCTGATGCAGCCAATCTTGCAACGAGTGCTTCGGCACTTAGTGCACTAGCGTCATTGTTGGAGGTTGTGTCTGATCCAGCAGCAGCTAAGGCAATGCTTAAGGAGCTTAATTCAAAGAGTGCCGAAATTCAAAATCTTCTTGATCAGGTGAAGCTTCAATATCAAAATATCGAAGCCATGCATAAGGATGTATATACAAATCAGGTAAAAGTTGATGCTAGCCTCAAAGAACTGGATGCTAAAGATGGCAATTTGCGCGCTCGTGAAGCAGACGTTGCTGGTAAGCTTGAGTCGCTTCAAAGCCGTGAAGATTCATTTTTGAAGGCTAAGCAAAGCTTTGACCAAATCAAGAAACAGAAGGAAACAGAGCATGCAGAGCGTGCGGCTGTCTTGTCTAAGGCTGAAAGTGATAATGCGGCTAAATTGGCTGCAATGATTGCTGATGCTGAAGGAGCTTTTGTTGAACGTAGGATTGCGCTTGAAGTTGATCTTGATAAACTGAAAGAAGAGTATAAGGCCAAAGTAGAAGGTGCTGACAAGCTTCATGCGGAAGCTGCTGAAGCACATAAGAAGGTATCAACAACTTTGGCTGATGCTGAAGCTAAAAAGAAATTCTATGAAGGACGTGTAGCTTCGCTTAAACAGTTGATACAAGAGGGTTAAAATGGCGAAACAGGATAAATCAGGCAATTGTAAATTGTGTGGTATTTGGCGACATGTTTTATGTCGAGATCATATGACTAAGATGGATGCGCAACGTTTGGGTAGGATGGGTGCTGCTGCAAGATGGCATTTTAAAACGGAGCGATTGTCATGAGTCGACAAATGGGATATTTGATGGTTGACCACCGTGCTTCTCCGGGACTTCCTGAAGATATTGCAAGGCAGGTTGGTTATGTCCCGGAGCTCTGCCGCGAAGGTAAGATGTTTGAAGCTGACACTTTGACTTGTGCACATTGCAAGGGGGTGGTTGTCAAGAATCCATTTCGTGTAAGAGAGCGTAACTACTGCACCAAGTGTTCTGGTCATTACATTTGCGATGGTTGCGCTTATTTGGCATCGTTATCAGATTATGTTCATGTAGACTTCGAAAAGGTTGTCGAAGACATTAAAAAGCAGACAATCATTATGGGTAGCCCTGACACTTTGACTGGAGAACAATAATGGCACTTCAATTTGCTTCTATAGTTACATTTGCTGGCATTGATACGACAGGTCCAGGAGTTTGTTCTTTAACTACTGTTAATAGATCACCATCTGGTCCAAGAGCACATGAGCCGGGTATGGTATTAGGTACGGTGCTGGATCTTACAACAAACAACGGTATCACACAGCAGTTCTTGCTTTCTCAAAGTTGGTTGAATTCAGATGAAAAAGTTGCTCAGTATGGGCTGTACCAACTTGTTGGATTCAATAATGTTGGTAAGCAGTGCTTAGCTGTGTTCATGATTGCATAGTTTCATAAGAAAGGAAAATAGATCATGTCTAAGCGCATCTTTCAGGTTTCTTCGTTTACCCCGACACAACAAGCTGACAGCGCATCTCAGTTAACAGCTGGTACTTGGGCTACGCTTAAGGCTGGCTCGGCGACTGATATTTTGAAAATTGGTAAGGTGTTGCTGGAAGGTCAGGCTTCGTCATCGGCAGTTACAGCAACTATGTTGGCCCGTTCTTCAACTCTTGCTGCTACACCAACTGCGCTTGCACTACCGAATACTGATGGCCCTGCAAATATTGCAGCTACAGCAGTGACGACAGCACCAGTTCCTGCGGTAGCTGCGACAACGGGGCCAATTAGGCAACCAGCAGTTACAATCCCGCGTCTTAATCTGACCTTTAATGCTTTCGGTGGCATTATTCAGTGGCAGACTAATCCGGGATCAGAAGAGGAATGGGTATCGGTAGGTACTGCTACCACCAGCAACTCTGAAACGATCTTGTCTTCAGCTAACGTTGGTGCTGCTGGCTTGATTGGTGCCAATATCTTCTATGAAGTGCTGTAAGGAATAGTAGATGGCTGCCGCAACTCAGCAAACTCAAGCTATTGCTGTCGCTAATCAATTGATTGGTTTATCGACTGCATTGATATCGATTTATCAGCAAATGGTGGTGCTCGATGCAGCTTGGACGGATCAGGGCACTGCTAATGTGTTGAATGCGATGGGTACGGTGGCTTTGAATACGGATGGTTCAACGGGTACGGCTGATGTTACGCCAAATGTCACTCACCCGCTTAGTCCTGCGCTATATTCAAATTTGTCGCGTTCATTATCTGCAAATCAAATTACGTCACTTAAGACTATTTTGGATAACATTGTGACTTATGTTAATGGTAGCGCGGTGAGCGCGACTGCTAGTGCGCGAAGTATTCTTAATACTACTGTTGGTGGCTAAGTATGGCTACTAATTTCCTTTGGGGTCCGGTTGGCACCGTCATCCATTTGCTGACGACTGAGCTTAATACACTTGGTGCGGCTGGTGGTACTGCTTATGGTCCTGAAGTCGGTGGCGCGAATAGTGCACAGCGTGGGATGCTTTATTTGCATATTGCATCAAGTTCATTGGCATTTGTATCGTCATCTTTTGTCAGTGTTTATTTAGTGCCATCAACTACTACTGCTTCTGGTGCTACGTATCCGACATATACCTCTGGTGCGACTCCTACATATTCTGGCAATGGTTTCGTTGGTAATATTAATATCAATCCGAAAACGCAGGCTGCGAACGTAGTTGATGAAGTATTGCCCGGTATCATCATTCCTGCTGGATTTTTTAAATGTATTTTAATTAATAGTTCTTTGGCCTTACCTGCTTCTGGTAACACTTTGGATCTTTATCCAACGCCAACACAATACTAATTAATGTCTCAGTTCCCTTCAAACCCTAGGCAAGGCCCAGCCAAACCCTACGCATCCATTCCGCGTATTGATTGGACGCATCCGCTAGCGGATTCACTGATCTTTTACGCCTATGACGCAGGTGGGGTGATCTATGATCTGGTAAGTGGTGGTGGCTCAGGTAAGATAACCACATCCACAACTCACATTACCAGAACAATTTCTAAAGAAGGCTATGGTCTTAAATACCCCGGCACAGCTACTTCCGATAGCGTCTCCCTTCCTCTAGCCAGCAAAGCCACTCAAGGATTTACAAACACCGCACCCTTCTCCGCTGCGGTAGGAGTTTTTGGCAGTGTAGGTGTCAATAATGGTTACTTCACGTCAACCGGGGATGCCACAACTGATGTCGCCGGGTTCACTGTGCAGGCTACTACTTTTGGGTTCAACTTTAATAACGGTGGTTCTCAAGTTGCTTTCAATACAGCGGTTTCAGCTAACAATTACCACACTGGTGTGGCAGTTGCGACTTCATCCACCGCTGCAACGTTATACTTTGATGGAAAGCTTGATCACTCTGTCACTGCAATAACCACTACCAATGCGACTACTAGCCAACAGGTTAACTTCAATAGCGGCACTGCTAGTAGCGTGAACTTTGGCGGTGGTTGGAATGGATTCGTCCACTACTGGGCTGGTTGGAATCGCGTCCTATCCGCAGCTGAAGCAGGGTTACTTCATTCTGACCCATATTGTTTCCTAATCTATCCCGAGGATGAAGTTTTCAATACGCTGGTTGGTGTAGTAGCTGCTGCTGCCGCACTTCCATTTAACACTTTATGGGTGCCGGTTACCCAACCATTAGTACCTTTCCCGCAACTACAGCCTTATAATAACCAACTATTTAAAAATCCTATTCCATTTGGTCCTTATGACTATAGTGTTGGCCCGTGGCGTGTTCATCAAACTCAAATTGATTTGTCACGTCCTACTAATCTCAATCTATTCAAGAATAATATTCCATTTTTTAATTTTGAAGGGTTAACAAGTGCAAAAAATGTTGCCAATTTAATATCAATCTTGCAGCCTTATAATCAGAACCTTTATACAGTTACAGCACAAGTCCCATTTACTCAGACAGATTGGTCGAAGTCATTTAATTTATCGCTTCCGATACAGCCAGCACAGCCCTATAATCAATCGCTCTATGCTGTTACCATCACGTTAATGGGACAGGCATGGATATAGCACATGACGGTAAGCTTTGACGCACAAAGCGCTGCGGATACCACGGGTGCTGCAGCAACGTCGTTTAGCGACAGTACTAATCTAACGATTGGTAACGGGCTGAAGCGTGCTCTAACAGTACTGGTTTCATGGTCAACGTCTACCGCCCCAACTGGAATCAGTATTTCGTGGAATGGTGTTGCACTTACACAGCTGATTATTCACTCAGCTACGTCGGGCAGTACAGAGGCTATCTATGGGTTGCTTAATCCAGACTCAGGCACCAATACGCTTGCGGGATCATGGACAGGTGCCCGTGATTTTTATGTGTGTGGCGTATCTTGGAGCGGTGTGGATCAAACAGATAATACAACTGCATTTTTAACCAATTTTGGTATTGGGACAAGTGCCAATGCAACTATAACCATAGCATCGCCACCAGTCAGTGATGCCGTCTTAGCTTTCTTTGCTGTGGCAGCGACTATTACCAGCGTGACAGCTGGCACTACTCCGGGAACTCAAGTTTTCTTAGATAATACGCAAACATCCTTTAAATCTGGTGCGGTATGGAATCCCGGCACAGGTGCTAATATTACTTTGTCGGCTGCCAATACATCGGCTGCTTGGGTAGCGACTAGAGTTAGACTTGTTGCTGCACCGGATACAGTAAAACCACGTGAAGCAGTTCTCACAAAGTTATTCCAATGGGTATATGCCCCAGCATTTCAGCCTTATAATCAGTCTCTGTATTCTGTTGTATCACAAGCACCATTTTTTCAGACAGATTGGTCGAAGCCATTTGTATTGCCACAACTGTCACCACAGCCAGTTGTGTACAATCTCAATCTGTTCACGAACCCAATTCCATTTGGGCCATATGACTATAGTCTCGGTGCTTATAGAGTGCCCCCGCTGCGTCCTGATGCGACGCAACCAGTAAATCCAAATATTTTTACCAATCCCATTCCTTTTGCGAAATTTGACTATCCGCCAGTGGAACAACCCCCTTGGTCACCACCACAAGCTGTTCCATATAATATTAATGTTTTTACTAATTTTCTTCCATTTGGTCCATTTGATTGGAGTAAGCCTTTTAACTTGCCCCCTGAACGGCCTGTTCCGTCACGTGGGCTGAATATTAATCTATTTACCAATCCTATTCCTTTTGCACAGTTTGATTGGAGCCATCCATTTGTTCCGGAACCATATTTTCCGGCACCTGTACAAGCGCTTAATTTGCAGCTGTTTACCAATCCTATTCCAATCTTTAATTTTATTTTGCAACCTCTAACTGAGCCATCTTTCTTTGCACCATCAACACTTTATAATGTACCGCTTTATACGGTTACAGTAGTTGCTGCTCCGTTTGCGCAATATGATTGGCCGGTTGCAAAGACACCGCGTCCACAGGTGGATGTTACTAAGCCACTTAACCCTAATATATTTACTAATCCGTTTCCTTTTACCCCAATTGATTATTCGGCAATAACCCCGCGTATTCCGCGTGCGCCAGATCAGGTTTATTATAATCTCAATGTTTACACGGTTGTCGTAACTGCTGCACCATTTGTTCCTATTGACTATTCAAAGTCATTTTTTCCACGGGTGTTACCACCTGATCCGGTGTCAGTGAATATTGAACTGTTTACTAATCCTATTCCATTTTTTAATTTTGATTTGAAGGGTGTTAGCAAGCCAGTTGGAACACCTGATCTTTCAGTCCCCTATAATGTTAATTTGTATGCTATTACTGTAACGTATCAAGAACGTGGGGCGTTAATTATGCGCCCCTATCCATTGCGTCCAACGCCTCCTGACGTAACACAGTCTACTAACATTAATCTGTTTACCAATCTTATTCCTGTTTTAAATTACGATACATCTATTACGGCCAGAATCAAGGGTTTTTCGGATACAACTATTCCGTACAATGTTAATTTGTATGGTATTGTCACCGTACAGGTGCCGTTTGCGCAATATGACTGGTCTGTTGGAAGATTTCCACGTCTGCCACAGGTGGGTGCACAGCCCGGTAACCCCAACTTGTTTACTAATCCCATTCCTATCTTCAACTTAGATACGTCTACTACGTACAGGATCAAAGGATTTTCAGATACCACCATTCCGTATAATGTTAACGTCTATGGTATTGTTACTGTGCAAATTCCATTTGCACAGTATGATTGGCCAAAACCATTTGCGCCTCGTCCCTCGCTTGCGCATGCGCAAGTAACTAACCCTAGTTTATTCACCAATCCAATTCCATTTGCTAAGTTTGATTGGCCGAGGCAAATAAATGTTCCACAGGTACCATTTGATCGTTCGCTTCAAACTAACCTGAATTTGTTCAAGAACGTTATTCCGTTTAATCAAAATCAGTATCCAAATCCACGTCCCATCAGGCTAGGGCCAATTCCCTTGCCGCCTTACAATCAGAACCTTTACACAGCCACTGTGGCTGGTACAACTGTTCACATCGTTAAGTTCATTGGCAACATGGGTCACTTCATGATCCGTTAATTGGGTACTTCTATGACAACTTTAGACCCAGCAAACAAAGCTGTGCAAGTGACTTTGAGCAACGCGAATTTAACAGCCGTATCATCAACAATTGGTAGAACTGTTTATTCCACTACAACAAAGACGGTCGGTAAATGGTTTTTTGAAGTAACCACAACAAATGATGGCTCAGGAAATAATGAATTTGGCATAGGTTCTGTTACAAATCAGAACGTCAATGCATTTCTTGAATCTTCTGGTGGTGTTGGATTCACTTATGCTGGTGGTGGTGTTTGGAATGATAACGGAGGAGGTGGGGGCACTTCTAATACATATACTCCTGGTGCAACTTTTACAGCAAGTGTTTGTCTTGATCTAGATATTAATCTACTTTATCTTATTGTTGATGGAACACATAAAGTATGGGGGGATGCTGATACATCCACTGGAGGGGTTTCATTGACTCCGGATGCTGCTGGGTTTTTTGCCGGTCTTGTTCCTATAAGTGGGGGTGCTAGTCTTACTATAAATTTTGGTGCTACAGCTTTTGTTGCGGCAATTCCAGTTGGTTTTAGTTCTTGGGATGTTCAAGTAGCACCCCCAACAACATTGCTGCCTCAAGCCTTGTTATGATCTTGACGAAGTCCTTTACTTCTTATAGAAGTCATATTGGTGAAACCAATCACCCACTTCTTCGTGCGTGTCCTTGGAAACCAATTCATGGACTATAGATTTTAGAATTCCAACTCACACATGAGGAGCCTTAAATGGCCGTAGGTCCCGCAATTTATAGCACCACGAATATGGAAGGTGTTGATATCAATCAGGTGTTCATCTTGAACGTTACCGGCACCCCTGAAATTCCACGTCCTCCGTTTAGTCCCGGTCAGTTGGCTTGGGGTACGGATGGTTCAGAATGGGTGTTTTGTACTGCTAGCATTACCATCCCAGCTGGTTCAGTTGTTGTTGTAAGTCCTATTCCAGCATCTTGGTCTGTTGCCTTGATTGGTGGTGCTACTGTTACTGGTACTGCTGTTCCGTTTGGTCAGTTTGTTGGCGTGGTTGGTGGTTCTCAAGGCAGCATGCTTGTTCCTGCCCCAGCTGCTCCGCAAACTGGTACTTTCTTTTGGGTACAGGTTGCAGGTAACTGCCCGAATATCAGGTCTGCTGCTGCAGTTACTTTTGGTGCTCCACTTTTTGATGTTGCAGCGACTGCCGGAGTTGTGGGTCTAACCCCCGGTGCTAACAGCGGTTATGCGATTACAGGCATGGTTCTTAGCCAAGCAGCTGGTTCTGTGGCTGGTCCAAATACTGGGATTTTGAATAACCCAACTATTGGTGCTGCGACTTAATATT